GCGCCAGCAGCCGACAACACTTTTTCAACATCTTCTGGATTGTTGTAGTCAGGCGACTTACCTTCCTCAATCGCTTGCTTCGTCAACTCAGAACCAGCCATCAGACCTTTGACAACCTCGGCAGCTGCCTTGGTTCCAACAGCCTGACCAATCGGCAAACCAGCAGGAGGTAATGCCTGATCGCTTTCGCCAAACAGTAACGCCTTGCGTGGATCCATCCCTGCTTGCTTGCGTGCTGTCAGATCAATCTCACCACCATCAGCCTTCTTGATCGGCATAGTGTGGCGGCCGTTCTTCATCCAGTCCTTCAGCTCGTGCTTGCCCATCTCGACGATCGAATGAACACGCTTGTGGCCAAGACCATCAGCAAACGAATGCACATAGTCATGCAGGGCGTGCTTACGATCCTTATAGCCGAGCATGACCTTGTGCTCGTTGAAGCGCTTTGAGTGAGGGTGCTGCTGATTGATCACAAAGACCTTGTCGCTGTCCTTGTGAGGACCGACATAGGTGTCGACGTCCATCTTGTCTGCGTCCTTCGCAGAGCCGACGATATAGCCGTAGTCGGCCGCCATCTTTGCTGGGCCGCTGTCCTCGCGCACTCTCGTCGAGCCCTTGGGGTTCTCGATCGACACCGGCAGACCTGCGACACGCTCGTGCCGTTTGGGATAGTTGCCAGCCTCACGCTGGGCCGGTGAGACATTGGCTGGACCGCCTGCGGCAAAGTATTTGTCGGCATCAAAGTGCATAGGGGTTGCCCTCAACGTCTGAAGTTGGCCTTGGAACCTCTGGATCTGGCCTTGTGACCCTGATCATATCACGGTCTGCGATATAACGCAGCCCCTGCACGGCAGCATCCATTAGGTCGTCGTGGTTGATCGATCCCTCGCCCGAGAACGTGCAGAGCTGCTCGATCATCGGCTGCGCCCAGCTTTTTGGGTTGCCAAGCTGCTTGTCGCTCTCGACCACCCACACGCGGCCAGCGGCGAACAAGGGCGAGATGGCGTGAAGGCGATCGAGCTTCCTAGCTCGGCCGGGGTTGTATGGCGCCGACAGTATGCCCTCTCGAGCCAGAGCTTGGCGCAGGCTGATGCCAGACCCCTTGTCTTCTATCAGCAGCACGTCAGGCTTGCGGCCGGTGTTCTCCATGTAGCTGGGACCGATCACCGGTTTGAATAGAGATCGCTCTTGCGGGGCGTAGACCGCCTGCAGCTCGCTCTTGGTGCGCTTGATCAGGTCTGGGAACCCGAGCCTGTCCTGCCAGCAGTCGAGCAGGATGACGTCTCGGCGCCCTGGACGAGGACTGAAGACGCCCCACACCACGCAGGCGGAATAGTCAGGGTCTCCCTTGACCGTCGAGCCCGTGGCCTCGGTGAAGGCGGTGTCGAGCGACATCACGATGAACTCAAGCTCAGGCAGCTCCCGATCATGCGGCCACAGCTTGATCTGAGACTTTCGGATGATGCCCATTTCCTCGGGGTTGATCACCTCGGCATAGATTTCCTGCCGGCCGATCGTCGTGCCCTCATAGCGCAGGATCTGATCGCGGAAGTTTGGGGCGAGATTGGCGAGATTGGCGTAAGTCGTGGCACGAGTGACCACAACGTCTTTGCCTTCTCGAGCTAGAAGCTTTCGAATGATCTGATTTGGCTTCGGGGTTGTGGTGCAGATCAGTCTCGGATGATTACCCAAACGTATGCCGAACATCAGAAGATCGAAGGCTTTGTCAGCATATTGCCACGCCGCAAGCTCGTCGAGCCACCCGCCATGAAACTGAGGACCACGGAAACGCTCAGGCTTTTCGGCAGTGATCCCCTTGATCATGCTGCCGTTTATCATCTTAATCTCAACATCGGAGCTGTTGTAGGTCTCGATCAACTCTCGAGGGATTGAGTTGATCAGCCCGCTTTCGCCCTCAAAACACACACCTCGCAGATCGCCGTAGGTCGGCGCCGACACAAGCCAGCGCGTGCCAGGCTGCAGGGCTGCCCAGCTCCCGAGCACCTCGGCAGCCGTTCGGGTCTTGCCTGCACCACGGCCTGCCAGAAGCAGCCAGATCGTCCAGTCACCTTCAGGCGGAACTTGGTGATCTAAGCGCTTATTAATCCACTCGGCCTGCCAGTTGAGGATTTGCTTTTCATGCGGCGGCAGGCGATCGTAGAGCGACCGCCAATCATCCACTGTTTTTTGATCCTAGTTTGGCCAAGATCTGCAGCAGCGCTTCGCTGGGCGCTGATGAAAGCTCAATTTTGGCATCCAGATCAACACCGACACGATCGCCCCACTTCTTCGGGCTGACCTTTCCAGCGTACCACTGACGAGCGTTCATGCGATTGCGTGCACGCGCCGGATCGGGATCTGTGTCTGCGATTGTGATCACTTCAGCAGCGAATTTCTCCTGCTGACGCTCTCTCGCATACGAATAGGCCTCACTAAACTCTTTGTACTTGTTCAACCACCGATGAACAGTACCCTCGGCAGGCGCCCAATCTTGTTCACAAATCAAGTAGATAGGCTTACCGGCAGCCAGCTCTTCGCAGATCCTGCTGGTGAGCTCGAATGTGTAATCGGTGGGTCGCCCACCCTTATTCTTTGGCTTATCTTCCGCAGTCTTCATTTCAGACCTCGACAATGGTTAGACCTGACTGCCCGCCGCGCAAGATGGGGGAAGAGGACGGCGAGCAGCCAGGCGCCCGAGGAGCCACGGGCTCAATGAAAATAGCACCTTATGAAAAAAAACACAAAATTTGCATTTTTTTGCATTTTTCTTGTTGACACAGGAAATCATTTCGCGTAGAAATAGTTTCATCAACAACGGAGACCAAACCAATGACAGACATCAACACCCTCGCAGACCGTTATGCAGACCTCAAGGCAGAGCTGGAGGGCATTCAGCGCTTGCTCGACGAGTGCAAGGCAGAGATCAAGGCGACCGGTCGTGAAGAGATCATCGGCACCCGCTCGATCGTCACGCTGGGCCTGTCGGAGCGCACAACGATCGACCAGAAGCTGGTCAAGGAGATTCTGACAGCCGAGCAGCTTGCTGCATGCTCAAAGGTCTCGCTGATCGAGACCGTGCGCGTGAAGGCAATCAAACTCCCTCAGACGGTTGTCTGAGGGGAAATAACCCCACCTATTTCCACCAACATGCAGGAGCAAATCATGGTTAAGGCAAAGCTAAACAGCATCGTCTGCATTCAGACAACCCACTCATTCACCGAGGTTAATAGTTTAAAAACAAAGATCTACAAGACCTTTGTGCTGGCCAAGGCTGTCAAGGTCAATCGCAAGGGTCTTGTTGTCGAATATCAAACACAGAACGACAGCACACCGCTCAAGGTCAATAGCAACAACCAGATCGTGATGGTGATAGGTGATCCAGACAAGCAGGCGGCAGCTAAAGATTTGTTTTTAAATTCAAAAAAGACAACCTTCAAAAATGGCGACGCAGCCCGTCAGGCTATCCTCGAACACATGCAAATGACCGCTTGACACAGGAAATAGTTTCATGAAATGGTGTTCAGGTAAACCAAACCAAGGAGCAAACCAATGATCGCTTATTTCTTCAAAACCCGCACTGGATGCCAACTGGTTATCTGCGAGCGCCCCTGCAATGGCGCAGAATTTCAAGCTGGCCAACGTGTTGCGGTTGCAAATAAAAAGGCAGCCAAAGCCTACTGCAAGGCGAATGGCATCACACCCCATAATTTTTGGTGATCAATGGGGGGAAATAACCCCACCTATTTCCACCCAACCCAAAGGAACCCAAACCAATGTCACACATAGCCCCCTTCGCCCTCCCGATCTTCAAAAGCAAACACTACCCCAGCGAATACGTCTGTGAGGCGCAGCTCATGACCATGATGGATGTGGCCAAAATGATCATTGGCGGTCATTACGAGCCAAATGAGCTGGCCTGTATCCTGCTGATCGACCCTGAGATGGGAACAACCAAAGATGTGACAAACAAAATCGCCTACATGGTCTGGTATCATTACGACATTAACGACACCAAGCCTGACCCAGACACAGCAGCTTGGCTTTATGACCACGGCAAACTGGAGTGCGAATGACATGAAAGAGATCGTAATCATCACCACGAAGGACGTCTCGGGCCTATACATTGAGACGGCCTTCCAGAGCCTTCAGGAGGCTGCTGAGTTCAGTCAACACGAGGAGCGCCATGGCAGGAAGGTCATCAGCCGTTCACGCATCCTAGCCTTTGAGACGGCCGCAGAGGCCATCGAGGAGGCAGCCAAATGGCGCAAGTGACCGAGATCTACGATAGCGCAGGCAAGCTGATCGGATACGTCCACAAGTCTGACCTGTCAGGCGAGTGGCGTGCCGTCAGCCTCGATGGCTGGGTTGTGTACTGCACCACGCAGGCTGACGCTGAGGCAGCCCTGAAAGAAGGGAGGCGCGTTTGACCCACGAAGAGCTGAACCAGATCCTGACCCGCCATGAGATGCGCCATGCCGACCTTGCGGCTCTCGCCAACGTAACCACCAGATCTGTCCACAATTGGACATCGGGCAAGTGGCCAGTCCCCCGTACACTGGCCATCCTGCTTCGAGCGATCGACAAAGGCCTCATAACTGAAACTTGGCTGGTGAAGCAGATCAAGTCGACCTGATTGGGCGTCCGGACTATCCGCCGTACCGACCGTACCGCCGTACCCCTCCTATAGGAGGGGGGTACGGTACGGTACGTTTTCGGACGTTTTGCCCTCAAACGTACCAGTACGCAAAAGTACGGTACGGTACGTTTGGTACGTTTCGTACCGACCGTACCAGTACGTCAAAAGTACGGTACGGTACGTCATCACCGTTTACCCTTTTCCAAGAGCAAGGCTGTCGCATGAACTTCATTGCTAACCACCCACCCCGACGCGGTTGGGCTGATGATCTCGGCGATCAGGAGAGCCCCGATGAGCTGGTCTGCCGACCCCGGCTTGAGCTTCTTGTCTGCCGTCGCCTCGCTGCACCCGTCGGCAATCAGCTTGGCCCTGAGAGCTGACCGGCTCAGGTACGGCAGCCCGCTACGCTCCTCGGCCCCAGAGGCGTACCACGCCGCCTCGAACTGCTTGCGCAGCCCATCTACCTTGCTTTCCTTCTTGACGGCCACAGGAGCCTCCACAAGGGCAACAACCGCGCTTGTGACGGGCTGGTCATCCTCGTCGAACCAATTCGGGATAGTGACAGACTGAAGCTCGGCATAAACCGGCTCGGAAAGCTCGGCATCCTTGGACTTGCGTTGGACGATCGACATGGGCTGATTGTCTTTGCCAGGGACAACCGAAATCTCGATGTCGAGCGCCCCGCGCCATGCGGATGACCCGCGAGCCCTATGCTGGGCCTCGTCGCTGACGCCGGTATGATGGACCAGCAGGACAGAGCAGCTAAATTCGCTCATCAAGGCCCCGCAAGCGTCCAGCATGGTTTTAGCGTCTTGGGCGCTGTTTTCATCGCCCAAAAGAAACCTGTGCAAAGTATCAACCACAATAAGGTTGGGCCGCTTGGGCAGCGCCCTGATATTGTCCACGACCCGCAAGTAGCCCGCAGGGGTATTCAGGTCGCAGCCGTCCTTCGAGAGCCACATAGATAACGGCCCCGCACTGTTATGGACCTTCCAAGCCGCCACGCGGCCCCGCAGGCCGTGATGGCCCTCGCCAGCCAGATAAACAACTGTGCCTGGCTTGACCTTGCGGCCAGCCCAATCTGGGAGGCTTGCGGACATCCGCAGACACCAATCAAGCACCACAAAGGTCTTGCCGCCGCCTGATGGGCCATGAACCATGATCAGGGCGCGGTCTTGCAGCCAGCGCTTGACCAGCCACGATATAGGGGCGGGCTGGGCGCAGAAATCGTCGGCGGGTATCAGCCAATCGTCTTTTGGCGGCACGAGGAGGGCGGCAAGGTCATGCCCTGCTGCAACCCAGTCATTGGCATCGCCAGGTTCAGGAGGCATAACTATGCGGGCTCCATGTTTAGCTGAGGCCTGCTCGGCATAACGCTGGCCAACGCCAGAGGCGTCATTATCCGCAACAATCACAATATCCTGCGCGGCCCCGAAGACCTCGCGCATGGTGGCGGTGACGGGAACAAGGTTTGAGGCTGAATAGGCAACGATACAGGGCCGACCCGAAACCTCATGAATTGTGGCCGCCGTGGCAAAGCCCTCGGCAATGTAAAGGGGGCCGGGCTCATCCATTGTCCCGATCTGCCAAAAGCGGCCGCCCGTCTGGGCGCCTGAGTGGTAAAGTTTGCCACCATCAGCGGCAATGTACTGAAGGCTGCTCAAAGTTCCATCGGCATCAAAGAGCGGCACAACCAACCGCCCGTCGCCGGTAACACGGGCACCATGGGTTTTTATTCCTTTTGCCTTGAGGTATGGGTGGTCCTCATTGGCTGGGCCACAATCGGTCCAAATCTTTTCGATGGTGTTGGAAGCTATTTCCTGTTTACGGGCAATCTCGGCATCGCGCAGGATCTTGGCCTCTGCCATGCGCCGGATGTGGGCCATTTCCTCGGTGTGGGAGAGCTTGCGGCCGACATCGGCACGCCATGTTGATTCGATGCCCGATCGCCAGCACCCGAATCGCCCCGCCGGAACGCCGTCGCCGAAGGCTATATACCAGCCCGGTTTATCGCCGTGGCCGCCTGATCCTTTGGTCCCAGAATTAAACCTGTGGACTTTGCCGTCCAACAGGATCTCGCGGGGCGGGGTAAGGCCGGATCCGGCGATTGCATCCATGAGCTGCTGCTCTGGCGGGTCAACGTGAGGCTGGCTTGGAAGAGTGTATTCGCCCCCGAAAATACTGGTCAGATCAGCCATTTTTCTTCCCCTCAAGATAATCGCTAAGGGCTTTGAGAACCTTATAGCTGGGGTTGGCTGTGAGGCTGTCCCGCACGCTTTTAACGGTATTGTAATGCAGTCCGGTCGCCGCAGCCACCATGCCGATGCGCCTGTCCCGAAGGGCAGCCCTGATTTGCTCAATTGTTAGCATTTTTCATCTCAATGTGGATTTTTGACATTTAGTTGTTGCAAGCTGCCACGAAGCAAATTAGATTGCAAGTGTGATCGAACGGATTAACCGACCGATCAGAAAAGGAAACACAAATGGCTATATCAGTGAAAAGCACGGGCAGCTTGTCTGCCAACGGCGTTAAAATGTTGGTTTATGGACAAGCGGGCGCCGGTAAAACCAGTCTCATTAAAACCTTGCCCAATCCAATTGTCTTGTCGGCTGAGGGCGGCTTGCTATCCATTCAGGATGCAGATCTGCCCTACATCGAGATTGGCTCCATGGAAGATTTGAAGGAAGCATTCAACTGGATGTCTTCTCCCGATGGTCTCAAGTTCAAGAGCGTGGCCCTCGACAGCATCAGCGAGATTGCCGAAGTTGTCCTGAACCATGAGAAGAAGATCGCTAAGGATCCTCGTCAGGCTTATGGCGCCATGCAGGAGCAGATGGCCGACATCATTCGCGCCTTCCGAGATCTTCCAGGCCGCCACGTTTACATGAGCGCCAAGCTCGAAAAGACGCAGGACGAAATGGGCCGTGTCCTTTATGCCCCGTCTATGCCTGGCAATAAGACTGGCCAGAGCCTGCCCTACTTCTTTGATGAAGTGTTGGCCCTGCGCGTCGAGAAGGACGCGGACGGCAATACCCAGCGGGCCATAATGTGCGACAGCGATGGGCTTTGGTTGGCCAAGGATCGCTCAGGAAAGCTGTCGGCTTGGGAGGCCCCCGATCTTGGGGAGGTGATTGCCAAGATTGGCGGTGCAGCATGATGCTCCTGCAACAATTGTCTGCCGAATGGATTGAGGCCAAAAATGCCGAGAAAGAGGCAATTGAAAAGCGGCGGCTGGTCGAGGATGAGATTGTCCGTATTCTTGAAATTCACGAGACGGACGAGCGCACCCGCAAACTTGAGGCTGATATTTACACAATCAAGATCACTTGCCGCATTAACCGCAAAGTTGACGGCGATCTTGCTCAAGAAATTGCAGCGGAAAATGGCATGGAAGAATTTCTGCCAATGCTTTTCCGCTGGAAACCGGAACTTAGCATGACTGCGTGGGATGCTGTTGGCGATAACGTCAAACAAGTTTTTTCACGCGCAATAACCGCGACGCCCGGCAGGCCGTCATTCAACATTACTATGGAGAAATAAAATGGCAAATCTTGGTGAAGTTTTTGAACTTGATTCCCTCCCACAAGGCAATGGTGGTTCATATGAGCCGCTCCCTGCTGGTTGGTACACTGCCACAATGGCTGGCGCAGAGCTGAAGGCCACAAAAAGTGGCACAGGTCAATACATTGCCATTCGTTATGACATCACCGGCCCAACCCATCAGGGCCGCGTTGTGTTTGGCAATATCAACATCCGCAATCCAAGCCCGAAGGCAGAAGAGATCGGCCGGCAGCAATTAGGCGAGATCATGCGAGCCATTGGCTTTACAAGGGTTGGCGATACCGATCAGTTGATTGGCAATTCATTGCAGATCAAATTGAGTATCGAAAAGTCAGAACAATATGGCGATAAGAACGAAGTCAAAGGCTTCAAGTCTATTGCCGGCGGCGCACCGCCAAAAATGGCTATGGCTTCTGCCGCACCAGCCGCTGCTGCTGCGGCCCCTGCCAAGGCAGCGCCGCCATGGGCTAAGAAGTAAGATTTAAACCTTACCGCCCCCAGTCAGAAATGGCTGGGGGATTTTAGGATTATAGAATGACCAAGATCCCCGAACCAGAAAACACCATCGAAAACCTGATCGACAAGACGCATGAGGGCCGCGCACAAAAGCCCCGCCCACACATGGGCGCATCTATGTTGGGCCATCCATGCGAACGCTGGATGTGGCTGTCATTCCGTTGGGCTGTACAGCCAGTGTTTTCGGGACGAATGCTGCGGCTGTTTCGGCGCGGCCATCAGGAAGAAAAGAACATCATTGATGACCTGCGCTCGATTGGCGTCATGGTTCAGAATTTAGATACGCAGACTGGCGTTAACTTTGGGTCGCATGTGTCTGGCAGCATCGATGCCGTGATTGAAGGCGGTGTCCCTGGCGCAATGCAAAAGCGGCACATTGGCGAGTTCAAGACGCACTCGCTGAAGTCATTCAATGACGTGGAGGCAAAGGGTGTTGAGAAATCAAAGCCAGAACATTACGCCCAGATGCAAGTCTATATGCACGGCACTGGGATTGACCGCGCTCTTTATGTGGCAGTCTGCAAAGACAATGACCGTATTTATACTGAGCGTGTACGCTACAACAAAGAGATTGCGGAGACGCTGGTCGAGCGGGGCAAGCGGATCGCATTATCTGAGCGTATGCCTCCACCTGTATCGACAGACCCAAGCTGGTATCAATGCAAGTTCTGCGCGGCGCACTCGTTCTGCCACGAGACGCACCTGACCGAGCACGTTAATTGCCGCACCTGCGCCCACAGTACACCAAAAGAAGATAGCACATGGAATTGCGACCGCTGGAGTGCAGATATTGCTCTTGAGCATCAGCACACAGGCTGCGAGTCACATGCTTTGCACCCAGACCTTGTGCCTTGGAAAATGAAGGACAGCTCTTGGGACTGGATCGCGGTTTATGAGATTGACGGACACGATGTGGCCAATGGCGAGCCAGACGCAAATATCTATTCAAGCAAAGAGATTATTGCAAATGCATCTGGCTGTACAAATAAGACTGTCGAGTCCATCAGAGCAATGTGGCAAGGAGCAAGGATAATAAAATGACCCAGCTGCGTGAATATCAACAAAGAGCCATTGACGATCTTTATAAATGGTTTGAAAACGGCAATGCTGGAAATCCCTGCATTGTTATGCCAACTGGATCAGGTAAAAGTCACATTGTAGCCGCGCTATGCAAGGACGCGCTGCAAACGTGGCCTGAAACGCAGATCCTTGTGCTGACGCATGTGAAGGAACTAATTGAACAAAACGCTGCCAAAATGCGCGAGCATTGGCCAAATGCACCGATGGGAATTTACTCAGCAAGCATTGGCAAAAAGCAGCTTGGCGAGCCAATTACGTTTGCTGGCATCCAGTCGATTGGCAAGAAGGCGGCGGATGTTGGCCATATTGATTTGGTCATCATCGATGAATGCCATTTGGTGAACCACAAAGAGACCGGCGAATACCGCACGTTCCTTCAAGATCTATTAAGCATCAACCCAGCGTTGCGCGTAATTGGCTTAACTGCCACACCATTTAGGCTAGGACATGGTTATATTACGGATAAGCCAGCCATGTTTGATGCGTTGCTAGAGCCTGTCAGCATTGAAGAGTTAATCTACAAGGGCTTTCTTGCCACATTGCGCAGCAAGCACACAAAAGAACAGCTTGACGTTTCTAATGTGAGAAAACATAGCGGAGAATATATGAAAGGAGAATTGCAAGCTGCTGTTAATAAAGAACCAAAAAATAGAGCAATTGTTAACGAAGTCATTTCAATGGCGGGAGATCGCAAAGCTTGGTTATTTTTTTGTTCTGGTGTGGATCATGCGCAAAATATTGCAAAAATTTTAATAGAAAAAGGCATATTGGCGGCTTGCGTGACCAGCAAAACGCCAAAAAAAGAACGTGAACAAATTATAAATGATTTCAAAGCTGGCAAGTTAAAAGCTTTAACAAACGCCAATGTTTTAACAACAGGTTTTGACTATCCCGATATTGACCTAATCGCTATGCTGCGCCCAACCATGAGCGCGGGCTTGTATGTGCAAATGGCGGGGCGTGGAATGCGCTTGAAGTCGCACACCGACCATTGCATAGTGCTAGACTTTGCGGGTGTTGTTGGAATGCATGGACCAATTACAGCAGTGCATCCTCCTAAAAAATCTAAGCCTGGGCAAGATGGCGAAGCGCCAGTTAAGTCTTGCCCAGAATGCCATGAGCTTGTTCCGCCGAGTACCAAAGAGTGCCCATCTTGCAATTATCAATTTCCAATTTCTCAAAAAAAGTTAGAATTACATAATGATGATATTATGGGATTTGATGCTGATAAAATGAATGTTACAGAATGGCATTGGCGCAAACATATTAGTCGTACAAGCGGCAAAGAAATGCTTTCTGTCTCATATTATGGAGAACTTTCAGACCAACCAATAATAGAATATTTTCCGGTGACGCATGATGGATATGCAGGAGAAAAAGCAAGAAAATCTGTTTTTACAATTGCACGATCTGGCAGTTTTGATAGCAGTGGGTTGTATATTCAAGATTTAAAAGAAATGTCAGATTTAATTAACAAATATTCTTATCCTCCAAAAACAATTGAATACAAAAAAGATGGCAAATTTTACAAAGTATTAAAAAGGAGCTGGGCATGAGAAGAGAAGAGCCACAAGAGTTAAAAGATTACAAAGAATGGCTGGACGATATATTGGCCAAAGGGCCGCCGAGATATTGTCACAACTGCATGTACTACGACAAGTTTGGCAAATGCACCAAGTTTGACATGGAGCCACCAGAGGAGTTTACTCAAACGGCAAATCAATGTGACCACTGGTTCATGGAGCCACCATTTTGATCGACCGCATACCAACCGAGCATGAAGAGCAGCGTGAGCTGGTCAAATGGTTCCGCCAGACTTTCAAGGGAGTTCGCATATTTGCTATCCCAAATGGCGGCGCCAGAGACATCACAACGGCTGCCAGATTGAAGGTTGAAGGGGTTAGCGCGGGTGTGCCTGATTTGTATGTGCCAGCCTGGCACTTATGGATTGAGATGAAAAGGACAAAGGGTGGCGTGATTGATAAAAATCAAAAAGATTGGCACGAATACTTGACATCAATCGGCGATATAGTAATTGTTGGATATGGAGCTGACGAAGCAAAAAGTCTGATCCAAAAAATAGCCCAAACCAAACCAAACCAAGAGAACTGCAATGAAGAAATTATCAGATCTCAAGAAGATCATTGATACGCTTGTCGAAACATATCCAGACATGGAGCTGGATGTTGTTTACCGCTACATCAGCGACAGTGAACGCATCGCAAACCTTGAAGGCGTAATTCAAGAGCTGATGGAATTTGTCGAGAAATATTCTGACGTTGTTGATGGCGACGATGGTCAGCCAGAGCCGAACCATGCAATGAGTTTAGTCACTATGGCGCAAGATGTGTTGGAGAGAAAGCATGACTGACCAAGACAAAGACATCATCATTCAACAGCAGCGCGATATAATTGCGTTGATGCAGAACCCAGTAATGGTTGTTAATCCAAGCCTGCGTGATCAATTTGCAATGGCGGCACTGACGGGTGTGATAAGAACTTTTGGAGGATTTAACCCTGATGCTTTTGCCAAGAGCTGTTACAAAATGGCCGATGCCATGCTCGCAGCGCGGGAGGAAAACAAATGATCGACATCAACAAAAAGTATTGCACCGCTTGGGGTCAAGAGGTTCGCATTTATGCGACTGATGGAGGAGGGAATTGGCCCATTCATGGGGCCATGAAAAATGGTCGTGATAATATTTGGGTGGTGACGTCTTGGGACGTAAACGGAAAATATCATTACCCAGAATGTGATCTTGTCGAAGCCAAACCACGCATTAAACAAAAACTATGGTTCAACGTCTACAGGGATCACACATCAGGCGGATTTTTTACCAAAAAAGAAGCTGATGCAGTAGCTGGATTTCGCCGCATCGGCTGTGTGCAGGTTGAGATTGATATTGAGGAAGGCGAGGGCCTTACTTAACGATCATGCTAAATCGTTAAATAACAGCATGTGTTAATTAAAGGAAATGAAGATGATACTTGAGCAAGCAAGAGAAAGAATTAACTGCATTGTAAAATGTGTTGCGTGGACACCGCAAGAAGATCCATTAAAAAATGCAGAATGCCCGACTGGACAGCCATATGAGGTGCGGCATTTTTGGGTGGATCACGATCTATTTGATGATCCAGAAGATGCATTATGCAGGCTTTTGATAAGCGCAGTTAGAGCTGATATTCGGCATTTCAAAAAATGGACTAAAGGACTTGACGAAACGCCAATTTTGTATTGGAGGACTGAACCTGAAATAAATACTTATGCTGGGAAAAAATCGGAATTGTATGCAAGATATGTCGTCTCAATGGAAATTTCAAATGACTGACGAAAAACGCACAAAAGAAGCAATGGAATTATACCGCGCATTGGCTGGGTTAATAAATGAAGGCAACGGCACAACCGGTGTATGTGTAAGCTCTATGGGATCAATGGATGTGATTTATGCAATCATTGACTTGATTGATGCTAGAATAGCTTTGAAAAAAAGAGGAGAAGTGAACATGGAAAATATGATGAATTTTGGTTCTGCGATTGAAGCTCTTAAGGATGGCCGCAAGGTTGCGCGTAAAGGATGGAACGGAAAAGGGATGTGGCTTGTTCTTGTTCCGGGAACGCCTGAAGCACCCCTTTTTGAGGGGTCTCCATACTCAAAAGCATTACAACTGCCCTCATGTGAGATCCTTCCTCACATTGACATGTGGACCGTTAATGCAAACGGAAGACGCGCAATGCTACCCGGATGGTTGGCTTCCCAGACTGATATGCTGTCTGAAGATTGGGTGATTGTAGAATAATTAAAGGAAATGAAGATGGCTGATGACTTAGCTAAAGCATATTCGGTTGGGCTACGTGATGGGCGCAAAGAAGCCGCCGACCGCATTGAGGAGCTGGAGGCGGCGCTGAAATGGATAAGTGAATATAACGACGATATTCCAGCGGAACCGCCTACAGAAATTGGTGAAGAAAGTAAAAAATTGTGGGTTGCTTTAATTATATGCACATGTCGCGCAAAATATGCGCTCAAGGAGAAGAAAGATGACTAAAATTACGAACGAAACTACGATGGACCTTCTTACAGGTTACAAGCCTAAATCAACTGAAGAGCTGGCCGAATGGCTTATGATAGCTTTTCGCAATTTAAAAGATTCAAACGGAAAGCTCATATATTTTAGGTTGGACCCTACTATAGCCTATCAAATTGCTAGCATGATGCAGGACGCAAAGCTAAAGGTGCCGAAATGAACGTAGACGCTATGTTCAATGAAAAATCAATTGCGTTTTTAACCATGTTCAAAAAACTTGAGCATGTGCAGTGCGAAGACATCAAACCCCACAATGGCGGCAAGCAGATCAGTTTAAGAGTTGATCCGTTGACGGTGTTGAAAATTGACGAAATTGCAAATCGAATTGGGTGGTCTAGATCAGACGTAATGGTTGTTCTTTTGTGCAAAGGTTTACACTTCATGTACGAGCGATTGAACAGAGAGGTACTTGAGAGCTTGGCTCGTTCGCTATACGAATCTGTAGGAGAATAAAGATGAACAAACACCTTGAAAGACTTTTGACTGGCAGCGTTGTGATTGCAACAATCGCTCTTATCGCTGCCTGCATATGGTTCTTGATCGAGATCCGCATATTGCACTGGCTGGTTCTGTTTACTGTTGCCAGTTGGGTGATCGGCACGGTCGTGAAAAAATGGGGGTTTAAAAATGATCAACCCTAATCTTCAAAAGATGCTCATCGCGGCCGAGGACATCGAGGCGCCAGAGCTGATGACGATATTGGCTCTGCTGATGGCTCACAACATTTATGAGAATGTGGATCCACACAAACGGCCAAAGGCCCTCAGAATGCAAGAGGCAGCCATTCGTGAATTGTTGAGGAAATTGGAAGACGCAGAAAATTCAACAGAACATTAAGGTCAAAACATGAAATTCGAATTGATCCTCAGCCTACCAGTCAGAAGCAAAGACAATCGACCACCGTCCTTGGTTCAAAGAATGGTTGTTGAACACAAGTCAAAGAACCTTAATGAGATGACAACCTATATATCAAGTGAGCCATTCATCATTGTAGAAGAATTTTTCCCTGATGATTTTGGAAATTGGAATAACCCTAAAAGCAACGGAGAAATAACAGTCAACACAGATCTAATCGGAAAAGTAAGAGTTTGGATACCATAACAAAGGAGCAAAAAATGGAATACGCTACAATTATGCAAAGTGCAGCAAAAACATATAACGAGCGCAGCGAGCAATATGGCGATCTTGAGGGAACTCACTACAGGATTGCCCAGATCGCCAGTCTGATCTTGGGTAAGCCGATCACGCCATATGATATTGCAATGATCCTTCATGCTGTTAAACTGGGGCGTCTACAGGAGGATCGCAAAAACCCTGACAACTACATCGACGGCATCAACTATTTTGCCTTCGCTGGATCCTTCATCACTGCCACACAAGTAGAGGACGACATCGCCGCCATAGCAAAGCGGTTTGCTCCAATCAAAAGGACTGATTCAAATGAGACAGATAACAGCGGCTATAATGGCGGCAACTCTAACAGCTTCAAGCCTGATACCCCCAGTAATGGCTGATGAGAGCGCGGCTGAGTATTTTGCGAAAGATCGCATGTACTGGTCAAAGGGCCTTAAGGCACCAGAGAGCGGTGGGTGGGTCGGGGGCTTCACAGGAAGTCTCAGCAAGAACTCAAGCAAGGTCGATGTTGCAAAGGCTGTTGCCGATGAGGCAAGGTCTCGTCTTGGATCAGACCACGTTGAGGATGCCTTGCGTCTGACGCGCCTGGAGAGTGGCTTTCAATGCCACGTCCTTGGGCCAAAGACGCGCCATGGTCGTGCTGTAGGGCCTTTGCAGGTCATACCGGCAAGCGCATTTGAACTCGGGATCACGGCTGCCCAATTGAGTTCAGATTGCAAGGCCCAAATTGCTGCTGGCATCATGCATATGCAAAAGTGCATCGACAGCGGCGCCAACACTTATAGCAAGATGGCTGCCTGCCATGTTGCAGGATGGAAGGGCTGGAATGTGAAGCTGGCGCGAAGGGCTGAGGCATACAAGAAGAAGTATGTCAAAATGGCTCAGGCATCGAGCGTGCCGTCTTGGGTGGGGAGTTTGAGGTGAATAAGAAGTTTGATCAGCTTTCAGATGAAAACAGAAAGATCTTGGAATTGTGGGATGCTGGCCAATCTGCAACTGAGATAGGTAAGCAGTTCAATCTCACACGCAACGCTGTTATGGGCAAAGTCCATCGCGCAAGACTGGCTGGCGTGAAGATGGCCAAATATAAGACTATTCGGACAGGCGCAAAACCAGCACCTGTCCGAAAAGTCAAAAACAGAAGCATCATCATGAAGGCAAAGAAGGAGAACAGGCCATTGCCTGTGCCGCCACCAATACCAACACCATCGAAGAACAAAAAAATAAAGCCTGTCAGCCTTCTTGATCTCAAACCATGGTCGTGCAGATACATGGTGAATGAAGACAAGACCAATGCTTTCTTCTGCGGCGCTCCAAAGGAAGTAAGGTCGTATTGTAAGGTGCATGCCGACTTGTGCTATGTTCCATCAACGTGGAGGAAGAAATGGCCGATAGAATTATCAGCACTGGATGGCATTACAACTATGGGTGGCTAAGACGTCCAGAACTCGATAATAACGGCTGGTATTGCTATGAAGATGGCGATGGTGATCTTTATTTGACTGACTATCCTAACTTCAAAAAACGCCTGAAATTGGATTGCAGATTGGATAGCGAGACGGGGGAGAAGTATTTATGTTTCACCAAATCGGATGTGAAAATCAAAAAATAGGATCAAAAGAAGACCTTGTGCGGCATTACAAAGAAGTCCGTGCAAGATTGATGGGTGGACAAACCAAACCAGAGCCAGAATCAAATCCAGAGCCAAAGATTGAGATGATTCAGATCAGATCAGTTTCAGCACCAGAAAAGATCAAGGTGATCCGTATTATGGGGCCAAAGACAAAAGCCAATCTGATCATAAACAGAATTTTGTTTGATAATCAGATCAGCCGTGAGGAAGTCTTCAGCCTATCTCGCAAGCAAAAGTTTGTTGTGATCCGTGCTGAGATATGGACTGAGCTTCAAAAACTCGGGATGTCTTTGCCTCAGATCGGAAGGTTCTGCAGGCCAGACCAACCCTACGATCACACCACAATCCTGAACGGCATCCGCAAGTACCCAAAATATGTACAACAAGCCCAACAAGGTAAGCCTGACCATGCTACCCAATGAGGTTCACTTCATCTGGCTGACGCAGGAAGGGTCTCGGCCCTTCAACCTGATCAACATGATTGCCGTCATGGCTGCATCTGACGTGCAGAAGCCAGATCGGCTTTTCATGCACTGTAACAATCGGCCGGCAAACAACCGGCACTGGGATCGAGCCGCCGAGCACTTCGAGATCAGGTGGTGTGAGCCGCCGACCGAGATCAAGGGCGTCCCATTGCCCTTCGTTCAGTACAAGTCTGACGTCCTACGGCTGCAGATTGTACAGGCGGAGGGGGGAATATACCTCGACACGGATAGTCTTCTCCTGAAGCCTCTGGCGCCCTTTATGGGGCGTCCTATGACACTGGCCCAAGAAAGCCCAGATTCGATCGCCATGACGCCGATCATAGCCCATCCAGACGCCGCCTTCATTAAGCTGTGGCTGCAGGGGATCCCAGAGGCCCTCAAGAATGGTGTTTGGGCTGGTCATGCCGTCAACCTGCCCTTTGACCTGAACAAGCAGCACCCATGCCTGTGCGACATCAGGCCTCAGCATGAGTTTTTCCCCTTCGACCTGTCGAGGAATTGGCTGTTTGAAGACACGCCCCTGCCTGATGACGTCTATGCCTTGCATGTCTATGAGACCTACTGGGCGGCCCTTCTGAAGGACGTCAATGAGGCTTGGGTGAGGCGCAATCAGAATACACTCTTCTCGAGGCTATTTAGGAAGTACCTATGATAATGCTGCAGCTTGACCCGCCGATCCCAGTCAATACGCCAAAGGGCAAGGCCATGTGCATTGCATGGATTGACTATGGTCCTGAACACCATCTAATCTGGGTGTGCTTTCAAGACGACACGGGCGAAAGTTGGTGCTGGCCAAATCCTGAAATCAGGGCACAGTCAAATCCTAGCTTTGGTCGGTTTGGGAGTGGTTTTTCCCGAAACCAAGCTAACTAGCCCTCGGTGGATTGGTACACACCGAGGGTTTTTTATTGTTTGTTGACGTGAGCATTGAAGTCAACAGGCTTGCCAGTCTCATCAGAGATGTATCGGCTCAGGTTCTCACCAGCACGATAGGCAAAATTACCTGTTGCCTTTGTTGGGTTGCGAACAAAAGTCTCATATCTCTTTGCCCAGTCGGCAAATGCTTTAGCAGACGCTGGCTTGCTCATGATGCGGGTGAAGACGTTTGCACTAACCAATGTTCTTAATGCTGTGACTGGATGGAGAAAAGCAGCAACACCAAAAACATTTTGGCCAGTACCTGAAGGATTGCCAAACTTGTTAAGGTTTTTAAATCTTTCTGACACAGCAGAAATGTCGTTTAAAGATTTTAAGAGTTCTGGCTCATCCTTAAAGATCAATGTTTTTGACCTATCACTCAAGGCATTTATGCCCTTTGCGCCAAGCCATCGGTCTGGCGAGAATTTGCCTTGAGCATCTCTGCCAATATTTGAAATAATACCAGCTTGGAATGCTTTCAGAGCATCATTATCCATGACTGAAAGAGCACGCTGGACAAGTTTATTGTTTGCTGATCCGCCTTCTTTTGCTGCATTGAAAAGACGATTGAAGATTTGTTCGTCACTAATGTTGCCTTCTGTTTTCCCAACAATTTTGGAAAGTTGTTTGCGCATTTCAGACATCTGCTGATATTGACGATCAGCCTTTTGAAGAAATAATCTTGCTTGTTCTCCACCGGCCTCTTCCGCAATATCAAGGACATCTTGCTTTAACGCATTATAAACACGTTCTGTATTGGCGTCCTTTACACCTTTTATCATATTTTCCGAACGAAGATCACGAAGAGCCGTATAAAGAGTTTTGGCTCCATCATAATTTAAACCTTCAGCAGATTTAATTGCAGGCGAAACTAAATTGATTGCAGCGGGTGCGCCTTCCAATTTTGCATTAGCGCGTTGAGCCATGATTTCAGAAATAACATCTCTGGTATTTTCAAGAGGCTTCATAGCATCTGGATTGCCCATCAAGCTCTTAACTTCGTCATAGGCGTTTTTGGCTTTTTCCCTGACGCCAGACGTCATCCAATTTCTTAGGCCTTCACTGATCTTTTGACCTGCTTGCTCAGATGTTGTTTTTGGCACAAGCCTATCAACAGCATCATCCAAGCCCTTAATAGCTCCCTCGCGTGCAGCGATAATAGGCTCACCAGCAAACGGAACATTCTCGGAAACCTTTGTTGCTCTTTGCACCATTGGGTTATCAATGGCAGCGTATATGGGAAGATCAACACCGAGACGCTCTGCAGCGGCAACACCTTCAGGCACAACAGGTGCGGCGGCTTTCTCAGCAGGAGCTGCAAACCGACCCAAGGCACCTCCAAGGACGCCCCCCATTAGGCCAGCGCCTGCAGCACTCTTCAGTCGCTCCTCGCCAGTCACGCCTTCTCCAAGGCCCGTCAGTGCGCCATACCCAGCGCCCTCTAAAGCGCCTAGGCCTGTCTTGCCGAGAAATGTTGTTCCTTTTGCAGCAGCGCCCATTGGCAATGCCATTTGAGGGGCGAACCCAGCAACTGCACCACTGTAATAGGCACTTGGAGCTTTCTCTTTCCAAGCCTCTGCCTCACCAAGTACCTTCTCCTTCTCCTTTTGGAACTCAGGAGACATAGGGTTGATACTTCTTGAGCGTATGGCAGCCGCAATGTCTTCACCAAATGGCAATGTTGCAACTACGCCCTTGGCAAATGGATCTGCGAGATACTGAACTTTGCCGCCTGGGCGAGCAATACGCTCGGTCTGCATGGTTGGATTGCCAGCGGCATCATAGACAGGAACGTCGACATATTCGTCGCTCTCTCCAGCCATTTGCTGCTCTACGGCTTTCTTGCCTTCTTGGCGACCAGCAATTCTCTCAAGAGTGCTGGTGTCATAACCATTGTTCTTAAGCTTTGCGATAAGCTCTGCCTTTGATGTGCCGTCAGGAATGTTTTGAACAATTGTGCCATCAGGCAGTTGAACGTCCATTATCTTAAGCTCCCAAAGTCAACGACTTTAGATTTGTTTGATTGATCAGACTTTTCTGTCTTCTTAGGCATTGCACTTTTTTCAAGATCTTCCAGCTTGTAGCCAATCGCAGCTTCAATTGGTTCAATGTCAAATCCTTGAAGCTGTTTTGCCTTAGCAAGTTTATAGGCAGCGGCCCTAGAAACCTCACGTTGGCGAGCAAGCTTTTGTTTAATAAGCTCAGGATCCATTCCAGGCGTGATGTCTGCCTTAAGAAATTCTTCTTTTTCAGGCTTTGTAACAGCAGAACCGAAAAGACTGTTTCTTAATATATTTCGTCTTTCTGCATAATCAGACCACCATTGAGATTGATCTTTATATCCAAAACCTTTGCTGCCTGCCAAATTTTGGACATCACCAACACTCTCAATAATTTTTCCACCATATTCTGGTTTAAATCTTGCGCTTAGATCGTCAAGATCTGACAGTGCGCCACCACCTTCGGTAAATGTTTGCAATGTCGTATCGCTGACATCCTTTTGTTTTGTCTTGCCAGCCGCTTCCTCAAGGCCTGCCTTAACACGAAGGGCCTTCTGCCGATCTTCAGGCGGAAGTTGAGAAAGTATGGTGTCAAACTCGGTGGGTATTTTTTTGGTCTGTATTTCATAATTCTGCTGCGCCTTGAGAAGCTCAAGGGACTTAGCAGGATCTGGTCCCAACTGCATCTCTGTCGCCATCTTGGCGCGTGCAAGTTGAAGCTGTTGCAATTTCTCTTGGCGAGACCGCTCGGCCTGCGCCTGTTGCATCAAAGGACCAGAGAGAGCCGTGCCAAGCGCACCGAGGCTTTCACCAAAACCACCTGAGCGTGTCGGTGCAGACAAAGCACCAGCGCCTTGGAACAGCATGGCGGCCTTTGTGTAGGGATCCATGCCGGTCTGGCCAGCAAGTTGGTTGTACTGCTGATCAAGAAGGCCAGCGTATTTCTGCTGTGCCTGCTCTTGAAGCTGCTGCCTTTGAAGTAATTGTTTTGCTACATCCCGATAACCCCCAGTTAAACCGAGGCTATCAGCATATTGGTTGCCGAGATCATCAAAGACCTGATTAACTGGGTCAGCCATTGTGCATTACTTTCCACCGAGGAGGTTGCTAAGGGCAGCGGCGCTCATGCCAGCGCTTGCAAGCTGCGCCAATGGAGATGCGGAATAGGACGAGCCAGAAGACGTTGTCGTTCCAGATGTTGTACCACCACCAGAAGGAAGGCCACGCACAATGTTCGACAAGAAACCGAGCTGTTCTTTTGGATATTGGGTCTGGCGCAGGAAGTCTTGATAGGCCAGATCCAGATTGCGCTGGTTCATGGCTGTCTGCTCGCCGCCGATCGTCTCAAGAGCGCTGGCGCCTGTCAGGCCCAGAGCTTGAGCCTTCTGGCCCAAACCAGCCTGAACGCCTGCAAGCTGGCCAAGGCCAGCCATCTCTGTTCCAGCAAGCTGGCCAGCAGTCTGACCAAGTGCACCCATACGGGATAAATCGGTCTGAGCTTGAGATCCCGCTGTTGTGTAACCCTTGGCGAGCTGCTCACCAATGGCAGAAGACAGGCCCTCTGAGACGTCTCGAATGCCACGTTGAGCCAGCTCTTGCTGGCGTGTAGATCCGTACTGACCTGCACGAATGAACTGATCACCAAGCCCCGGCATCAGTTTCTCGGTGATCTGCCTTTGAGCCAGATCGCCCATGCGGTTGATCACGTTCTCTTCATACGGGTTCATGTAATTCTGAATGACGCCAGGAAGCGTCTGGCCAGCCTGCGCCATGTAAGGCTGTGCGGCGCCTGTTGGGCTCAGAGCGGCAGCCTGACCTGCCGTCTGTTGAGCCGCAGCCAATTGCGGTTGGTATGACTGAGCGGCGCCTCTCGTAACGTCAAATGCCGCAAGCTGGTCCTGAGAGAAGGGAGCAATGCGTGGGCCTTCATATGGCTGGTACTCTTCCTGAGCGGCGCTGTAGGCACCTGACATCAGGTTGTAGAGGTAGTCAGACAGGTATTGAGGAACCTGAGATGTGGTCAGGGAGGATGACGTCGATTGCAGGGGCTGACCCTGAGTGAGGAAGTTTAGAAAGGCCATCGTTAGGCTCCCAGATAATCGGTCGGATCCTTAGCGTCAGGCGAGAACTTACCCTTCGACAGGGCAGCACCCTTCTGCTTGCGGATATTAGCACGGAATTGATCTAATTTCTTTGCGCCGGCTTTCGATGACCCATCACCGAGCAAGGCGACTGTCTCGGCATCTATGACGTACTCGCCGTCAGAAAGTTTGGCATCGATGCTGTCAGACCGGCCTGTCCCGCCGCCCTGAACGTATCTTGAGAGGGGGCCGCCGTGAGCCGCCCGTGTGGGTTGCGGCTCCTCATCAACAGTCTCAACAGGCGCCTCGGCCTGCGCCATGGAATAATTGCGCTGCTCGGGGAGCTGGCCATAATTGTAATAGGGCAAGACGGGGTTGCGCTGGCGCGTGAGAGGTGTTGCCTCAAGACGCCTAGTCATATTGGGGTCTGTGTAGGAGGGCGTTGTAGCGCCTTCTGGCTGCTTATTGCCGCCCAAAGACCCAGCAAGGCTCAAGGCCATCAATCCAAGGGGAATGGCGGTGCTGGACTTACCAAGGCTGGCAAGGATGCCGCCTCCTGTAGAACCAGCAGCAGCCGATCCAGCCTGACCAAGTGATTCCGTCATGCCTGGGGACAGAAAACCTTTGCCAGATGTGTCGCCAAGAGCTTGGGCCACGCTTCCTGTTTTGGCACCTTCTGCAGCCGCAGCCATGCCACCAGAACCAATAGCACCACCAGTCAGATTGCCAAGCCAGCCGCTTAAGCCACCTTCGCCGGTGCCTGTGACTGCTGAACCTGTGGCGCCCAAAAGGCCTGCGCCGATCGTTCCTAAGCCGCCAAGGGCAGCACCAGCAAGAGGATTGCCGCCTGTAATGGCGCTGGTCGCGCCGCCGACAAGGGCATTGCCAAGAACGCTAGGGAGCGCAGCACCTGCAATGGTTTCACCAGCGAGAGACGCCGGCAAAAGAGCGGCACCGATCGGGGCGCCAATACCTGATGCAATAAGAGCTGCCGAAGCCAAAGAAGCCACAGGAGCAAACCAGCTCTGCTTCCAGAAAGGCGTAAACTGAGGCATCCCTGTGTGGGGGTTGATCGTAGGCTCGCCCCACTCTTGGCGAAGCTTCTCATATTCGTCTCGGTTGATGTGAATGATCATGGTGTCGCCACCGACACCAGCGCCTGCCACCTGCTTGGCTGCGCCTGTGAGGCCACCCTTTGCCATCCGCTCGACATGCTCACGGGGAGGCACGATCATGAAGGGCTTTGTGCCAGCTCTGCCGCCTTTGGCAAAAGCACTCATGGGCGAGCCTCTAAAGGCAGACCCTGCGGCATTGTTGACCAAGGGCCGCCAGTTTGCAGGTGTATCAGGATAATCAATTGCCATGTCAGCCACTCAGGTTAACGGCTCGAGTGAAGGCAAATGCCCAGTCGCGCCACTCGTCATAATTCAAAGGGTTAGGCGGATTTTGCTTTCCGACTTCGAAAAACGCAACCACGCCCAAAGCCCAATTCTGCCAATTCTCTTCTTTATCCAGACGAGACACAGTGCCATATTTTTCGAGAATATACACCATGCTGTCGGTCCAGTCAGTAACCGTCATGTTGCGGGGGTCGATCATCATCCCAGCACCGTCCCGTCGCTGATGTCGATGTGGGCAATGCACTGGCCCATTTGATAGTCGCCACCAACCACATTTGACTTGAAGATGAAGCGCATCTCGCGCCGTGTTTCCTTAAAGAAGACCACCTGCTGATAAGGCTCGATCGTATTGGCCTGATCCGTGAATGTGTGCTCGTCAGACGTCACTTCAGGGGCACGGGCATTGGCTCGGCCGGTGATTTGAACGGTCATGTCGCCAGACTGAACAAAGTCAGGCTCAATCATTACGCAGCGCATGGATCTGTTTTTGGGTTGTTGCTGATCGGCAACAAACGAAATATCGGCCGTCTGGAAGTAAGACGGGATTGAGTTGATGGCAGCACCATCCAGTTCGTCTACGCCATATTCATGCTGCCAGATCTTGTATTTACCATCCACAGGGTCGATGCCGGTGAGAATGGGGTACTCATAGACCGTTGCAAACTTTCCTGCAGAGCGGCCTGAGTTGGGAAGCTGCGTGTCGTACCATGTATTTTCACGCACATTATAGACGACTGCATGGGTGCATTCTGTGGCGTTTCCTCGAGGATAGCACCACCATATCTCACCAAAGCGCGGAACCTTATAGGCAAAGACCTTCTGGCGTTGTGCGTAGTTGAGATTGTCAAAGAAAAAGTTCTGGTTGAGTTGGTTTGGAATTTCGCGCACAACACCATTGAACATCAGGAAGCGATCAACGCCGACCCAATAGAAGATGCCGTCATACTCGATCGGTGATTGAGAAGACAGAATGGATGTCTGAGCACTCAGAATATCAAACTGGAAGACAGGATCTCCGCCAACCCAAGTGCATCGCACAAGGCTGTCAAGAGACCAGAATAGGCCAGCAGGAGCATTGCCAGGGCCAGCTCTAAGAGGAAGACCAGCAACAATCTTCTGCGCTGTTATGTAAGCTTCGCCAGATCCTGTGCCAGACCAATCATTAGGGCTATTGGCAACAGACCAAGCAACATAACCATCTGAACCAAAGACGAAGACGTAAGGATACAAACTAACAACGCCGCCTGAGACTTCTGGGGCTGTTGTGGCTGTAAGATTGGCTGCTCCATTAACAATGCCATAGAACAACTTTGAGGTTGTCGTGCTGTCGATCTGGGCCAAGTTCTGGCCTGGGTGAGCAAACAAATAAGCGCCGGGTGACACACCAACACTGTCAAAGTTTGTGTCGAAGGTCCAAAGATTGTTTGAACTTGATACAAATCCAGCCCCAGGCGTGCGATCAACAAGAGATGTCACAACGCCATTTGAATTGATTGAAAGCTGCGTCAGCGTGCTGGCGCCACCAGATGCAACATAAAGAAGGCCATCTTGGTTGTATGTATTGAGACCTCGAGAAATCTCTGGAATCTGATCGCTGAAGCGACGATAGCCCCACATCTTACGGGGAAGACCACGCTGGAACCGACACCACTGGCCATCAACATAAAAGCCGTTCTCGAAGCGAGTACCATCCCGCTTGATGCCCGGCAGTGACTTGATGACGTATGGTGTGGGTGCCATTAGCTTAATATTCCTATGCCCATAGCGACTGCAAAGGCCTTGCTTGTGCTAGGCGATACGCCAATAGCTGCTTGCGCTGCTGCTTGATTGACGGCAGTAAAGACGGCCTTACCAACAGTTGTGCCGCCAAGATCAGTCTGCGCTGTGCTAGTGTCTGGAGCAGTAAAGACCAAAGCACCAACAGTTGAGGCACCAATAGCAATTTGTGCAGCAGCACCATCAACAGCCGTAAAGACTGCGATACCAACAGATGTGCCACCTAAGTTAATACGAGCGCCAGATGCTGTTGTGGCCCCCGTACCACCGTCTGCAATGGCAACAGGCGTCGACACGCCGCCGCCAGGTGTTTGACCTTCTACAACATCAGTGCCATTGCAATAAAGGATGTAGGCATATCCCTGCGGCACAAGAATGCCTGTGCCAGAAGGTGTTTTTACCGTTACAGTATAAGCACCAGTCGTCGAGTTTGTGATCCAATATTGCTGAACCGTTGTCGGGACGATGACATTTCTATTGCCAGTCAAAGTGCCTGTCAGGCTGTATGAAACACGGTTAAGCTCGACGCCTGACAGGGTATAGTTTCCTGTTCCAGATATATCGACAGCCGTATAATCAAATCCGACAACAGACGTATTGCTTTCATGGCCAACTGTGTAGAAGTTTGCGCCATCGGATATGATCATGGCCGAATTGCCAATGTCATAAGCTTCTGTTGCATTGCCATCTATCAGGCAGCCGCTTGCGGAGATTGTGACTGCGCTGCTTCCGCTGTTGCGCACATAGAAGAAAAAATCTTCGCCCAAAGTTGCAGCAGACGTCAGTGTGATTGTGCCACTCGCGCCGGTCCAATTGATGAATGTGGCTCGATCGGGTGAATTGACTGTGTAGTTTGAGTTCAGGTCTGTGACTGAAATGGCTTGATTAAGAGTGGTCGTGATCGCCTTCAGACCAGCACCCGCAAGGGCGCCGGCATTGGCCTGAGATGTTGTCGAACCAAACTGATAAGAAGACCACACGCCAGCAGCAGTTGTATTGCTGGTCATGTAGACTTGCCAGAGCTGGCCAGAAGCCACCGAGCAGATCGTTGTACCTGTCGCACCAACGACCGTGAAAGTCGTTGAACCAGTGTTATTGAATAGGAAGACGGCGCCGACAGATGCGTTATTGGCCGCAGGAAGATAGACCTTGCGGCTCGAACCTGTCGAATTGACGTCCATGATCCGCGCAGCAGTGATCGTGCCATCTGCAGGCGCATTTGTCTCAAGCGGCCAAGACAGGATGACATCTGTCGTAGTCAGGTTGAAAGACAAATAGGAAACGTCTGATGGATATATGTTTGTTCCGCCAAAGACTTGCGTGTAGGTCGTCATTTTATACCTCCGTGCGCTTGGCGGCGCGGTCAAGGATCTTGGCTAGATCCTCGCCACTGAGGGCCTGAGCGGCGCGATCATACATGGATTGCCACACCTGAATGCGCTCGTCGTTCTTCAGGAAGGGCGTTGCCTCGAGAAGTGAGCCATACAGGATCAATTGCGGTGCGTATTGCGTGAGCCAATTGCTCTGGTTTGCATCGTCGAGGAGCGGGATCAATTGATAGACCAGAACCTCAAAGGGATAAGCCGCATCGGGCGTGGGTGCCACAATCCAGTTGTTATAATCGTATTCGGCATAAAAGAGGGGCGTGCCTGTCTGGCTGCGATCGGGCCAATATGACCTGACGTACTCATAAGAGCGGGGCCAGAGCTGGTTATAGGTGCTGTTGTCGTTTCCATTGCCGAAGTTGAAGGACACCGTCTGGCGCCAGCGGTCAGGTTTTGGGTAAACAGCAAGGCCGGCCTGCATTGTGCCGGTCAGGACGTTGATCAGGCCTTCGACCTTCAGCTCTCTTGCGATCCGCTGCTCGGCCAGATTGATCAGACGCGGGATCTGCTCAAAGACAATCTGGTCAGAGGCGAGGGTGAAGCCGCGCTCAAGATACCGACGAATGTCGGTTTTGAGGCTGTCGAAGGTCATAATCTCGGCCATTATTTAGCACCTTGGCAGTACCCGTCTCGACGGGCGTTGTTGACTTTGATCTCGCCAATAGTCTGGTCTGTGTCCTTCTTGGACCATGAAATGTCCTTCCAGACACCGCACGCAGCCTTATTAGTCTCTGGCGTGCCCATCATTGTCGCGCAGCCGGTCAGGAGAAAGGTTGACAGCATCACCAGAACGAAGCGCATCTTGCGTCCTCTTTAGAGCATCGGCAGTTGCGGCCGCCTCAATTTCAGCGATCGCGTCTGACCTGATCTTAGCATAAATACCGCCAAGAACCACTAGGGCTATGGCGGCAATTGCAATATATCGACCCAAAGGACTAAACAAAAGTCCAAGCATGTCAAACCCCGTATTGGTCCATGTGCTTCTTGCGCCAGTACCAGATGGCAGCCCCAATGCCGACCACAGCCACCATGATGAGGAAGTTGGTGTCTTTGAGCATGGACATGACGGTGGCAAACAGGTCATTTGCCTCTTGAACTTGCGTTACAACTTCCTTAACCGCCCCTACCGAACCCAAAGCACCGATGGCGATGGCACCATTTGCCTGTTTTGATTCAGTAATGGTCCTGACTGGCACGGGGTCTGGATCGATCCGCTGCTCTTCCTCAACCACGGGCTGGTTAGCCAGATCACGCCACCATTCAGCCTCTGCACGGCGACGACGAACAAGGCCGGGAATTTCCTTGCCGCCACCCTTAGTCCATTTCATCAATTCGGCTGGAACGGCATCAAAGTTGCCTGCATTGATCTTTTTGAGCAAAGTGGAAGTTTTTAATTGAGGAACACCAGCATTGTACGCAAAGTCAGCAAGCACATCAAACTGATGTTGGGTTAGCTTAACTTTGACCAGATCATTAACGCCATTTTCATATTTAACAATATCGCGCTTGAGGATGGCTTCAGCCTCGTCCTGCGTAATGGTCATGCCCTCTTTTACAAAAGGCTCCCCAGCGGCGCTTGTGTGGCCATAGCCAATAGTCCATTTGTCAGAGGGGCATTTGTAGGCTTTCAACTTGCAGCCTTCAAATTTCTTGAGCAGGTTATCCAACGCGTCTTGTGACATCTGCATGGTCATTTCCCTTCAATGTTAAAATTGAGGTTTTTGTGGTCAGGATAGGCAATTACGACATTGCCTTCTGGGCATTTATAGGTAATTCGGGCGATTAGCTTGGCGGTTCCCAAAGCAACACTTTCCGGCTTTTCAATTGTCATGGTGTATCCAAACTTGTCCACCGTTGAACTGGCTGGCCCAGAAAAGATAGAAACCGAAGAGGATGCCTTATGGACAATAAAATCAGAATCCCGCACTTCAAGGCTAAAAGCCTCAACTGTACAATCGTCGCGGATTTTTTGTCGCGCAACAATTACCTTAAATTCACCAGAAGCAGGCCCATTTGAAATGCTGAAATGCTCTGCATCCCACTCCAAAATGCTTTTAGGAGCTGGTTTCATTTTGTCATAAAGAGAATAACCGCCGCCAAGCATCGTGATAATTGCGGTCGCAAGACCGACAGGCTTGGTAATGGAGTCGGAGCTGATCATCTGTCGGACTTTGCCTCCAGACGGTCGAATATCTTGCCCAAAATGTTTTTAATTTCGTCTATGTCATGCCGATAATCATCTTTGGTGACATATGTTATCGGCATTTTGCGAACGTCTTCATCGAGACGCTGGATTGCCTTTGTGATGCTATTGAGTACCCAGCCGCCAAAGAAGGCTGCTAATCCGACAATTGCATTGAAGACGAATTGGGGGTCCATTCGGTCGCCTCGTTTTCGGGTGTCTCAAGTTCCCCCATCACAAACTTGAGATTGGTCAGTAACCTTTGGTCATCTGGTGACTTCTCAACCGCCAAACGAGCCTGCTCAATAGATACTTTATTCAGGCCCAAATGCCAAGCGGCGATGGACGCCAAATCATGCGGCTGACTGCCCCAAACCTCTGGGTCCACAGTGTATACCAGCTCTCTATTAACAATTTGCAAAGCCCGCATGGCATAAGCAAAAGACTCTGCCCAGCGCCATTGGCGATACATCAGCATGGCCAGCTCACACCAAGGTTCGCGGGTGTTAGGGGCCTCCATGGCGGCCATATGAAAAGCCTTCTCGGCTTCCTCATTCTTACCAAGCTCGCTGTAGCAGCGGCCCATAACCCGATAGGCATAGCACCTTTCATTGGGCCAGTCGGCTCTGGGCAGTCTCAGATAGCGATTGCACTCGTCGATAGACTGCTGCCAGTGGGCATGAAAGCTCAACTCACGGGCATAGTAGAAAGCATTTCGGGGGCAGTGAGGATCTTCCTCAACCGATACTTTAAGTAAATCGAGATACTGCCCACGGCTCTTTGTCGGGTCAGGCTTATGGACAGCCAAGAGCATGTCGGTGTCAGCCCAGACTTCGGTGATTCGGCCATCAGGCATGGGGTATTCATGGCAGGGGTGATGGAAAAAGTACCCATGACGGGCAAATATTTTCTCATACTTGAATTGGATGCCTGAACCCCAGTCAAACATATACCGGAGCCTTGTTGTCCCCGGAACCCAAACACGTTCAATTTCCTGCCGCCAGCCTGGTTGAAGCACTTCATCAATATCTAAGCTAATAACAATATCAATGTCACGGGGGAGCAGTGCCAATGCTGCGTTGCGGGCTAAGTCAAACCGCCATGGTGTGATGCAGATATGGTGAACTTCTGCACCACATTCTTTAGCAACCTCTGGAAGGCCGTCATCTGATCCTGTATCTGCAATCAAGATCAGATCGGCTTCTTTTGCTGATTCACAGAAGCGCGGCACAAAATGCGCTTCATTCTTCGCGATGGCGCAGACAGCTATCTTTAACGGCATGATTCCCCCTATGCCTGATTGATTGTCGCCGTAGACGTCTCCCTGTCTATGACAAGAACGCCCTCGCAAGCCAAGTTCCACTCACCATAAGCAAATTCATTATGGCACGGCACATTGACCTTGAAGTTTTTGAATAGATACTCCTTGCCCTCTTCAAAGACACGCCACTTATGGTCTGGTGTACCACGTCCGGGTTCACCAGCCGTCTTGTTATATCGGATGTGGTACTTCATCAGATAACCTCTGCCGCCGGTGCAGGAGGATTGGCAATGACGCCCAGATTGAAGTGAATGAACGTCATCGGATCTTCGGATTGATTGCGCGTAAATGAATGCGGCAACCATGAATTTGCAAATATTAACATGCCTTCTTCAGGCACAACATTGATCATACTACTAGCGCCAGTAATTTGCGTATTATTTGCTTCTGGTAAACCTATCTGAACTTTGCCAGATCGCGGATCATGGAATACGGCAATTGAGCCGTTATTTGGAACTTTGACAAAGTAAAAGCCGACAATCTGCGCACCATAAGGGTGAACATGCTGGTCCATGCCTGAATATTTATAATGGTGCTGCGCCCACATTTCTGTGAATGTCGTGCTAAACTTTGACATATCATAGCCCTGATTGGCTAATATTTCCCAAGCAGAGCGGCCAATGTATTCACACAAAGCATCTATTCGAGTATCTTCAAGCAGGCTGTCTGTCATGCATACGGGATAAACATCATTGACAACGCATTGTTCTGCTTTTTTCTTTTCAATATTCTCATAAACAACAGTTTTGGCAACTTCCAAAAATTGCGGTTTTTTTACAACATATACGCATGTTGGAAAGCAATAAACTTGCTCTATCTCACTAATCATATCCTTAATCCCCCTCAAGGATGTTTCATTGATGCCTGCATCTTCTCCATGTTGACAATTTCTTCAGGTGTCAGATCACGCACAATCCATGAAAACACCCACTTCCCATCACGGACAAACGGTTCAGGCGAACGATATACTGTTTGCTTCTTGTTGTCGTATGTTGGATCTGGGTCAATTTCAACATAGTGAAGACGATACCCATTAAGTTTATACGCATCCGTGTTAGGGAATATCTCAACAAAGTCAGAGTATGGCGTGTAGCCAAGGCCAAAATTATCCCGCATCAGCTCTTCAGCGCCATAAGGATATTCGACAAACTGATTGTCAATTGTTGTCTTGACGTATCCAGTCACAGCTTATTCTCCAAAAATGGCGGCATTTGCTGCGTCAACAATTCAAGCCGATCAGATGTGTTTGATATTTTTTGAAAGACTTGCTTGATGTGCGGCACAATTTTTGTCTCAAAGTCTGGGTGGCAGCGCATGGTACTTAAATGGTCGTGAGGTATGCTACCTTGAGATAAAATAAAATTCTCAACACGGCCCATTAACTCACCAAGCCACTCTTCTTGTTGCATTGCCTCATTGGCCTCAAGCATTGGCAAGTGAGCATATTTGCGCTGAGGCTCAAGCTCTGCCATCAGATCATTGATGCACTTCAGTTCCATTATGGCGGCCTCGTGATTATTGCGCCATGTATCTTCAGCCGATTTTGACTCTATGATGTTGGCCTCAGCAACCATTTTTTCCCACGGCCTTTTGTCGGGGTCAGCAAGAATGGCTTCATTCTCCATGATCTTGGCATCACGCTTCATCTTCTGCGCTTTGGAATGCTCAATCTTTACTTCCATGTCGATCTTCTGGCCATACAGCAATGCCCAAGCGCCGTCAGTCGTGTAGCAAGAGCCAGCCAAAAAATATCTGAGCTGAAAGTCTGAATTGTTTCTATGTGGCTTGCTGTTCATTTAGAAGTTTACCCCATTTGTTCCGTTTGATGCCGCTGTGCCAAAATTACTTGTTGCGGTTGATGATGTTGCTGATGCCACAGTGCATCCTGAATATGTGTATTTGCATCTATTTGTTGATGAATTTCCTGTTGCAAAAATTCCCTGAACAGAATTACCCGCAGCAGAACCACCATATAAATTAACTCCAAGACTAGTTGCAGTTGCAACAGTTCCGCCAGAATATGTATATTTTCTTGTGGTTTTTGATGCATTTCCTGTTGCAAATATACCAACTGTTGAGTTCCCAGTTGCAGCTCCCGCATAATTACAGGCCACCAAAGATGTTCCTGCTGCAACAGCGCCAGAAGAATATGTTATTTTACAAGTATATGGCTGTACTGCACAACAAGTATACGCAATTGAAAAAATACCAAATGTTGAGTTTCCTGCGGCTGATCCACCATATGTTGTATAAGTCAAGACAGAACCAAGATTTGTATTTGTGTCGCCAGAATAAGTATATTTATTAACTGTTCTCTGGCAGCTTCCAAGAGCAAACATTGCAACGGTTGCGTTTCCAGCCGCTGACCCAAAAGAACTTGTGGTCGATGAAGCTGTTGCCGAGGCAACGGTGCATCCTGAATATGTGTATTTATTTCTTGTTGCTGTACCGCCACCTATTGCAAAAATACCAACTGTTGAACTGCCAGCAGCAGCGCCGTCACAACTAGTCGCCAACAAAGATGTTGCCGCTGCGCTTACATCACCAGAATAGGTGTATTTGTTTGTTGTAGACGTTCCTGCGCCACGCGCAAAAATAGCAAATGTGCCGTCTTGGATATTTCCTGCGAGCGGCCAAATTCCTTGCTTTACATATTGTAATTGCTCGTTAACGGTCCATATGCCCGGGGCTGTACCGCATTGGTATGGCCCACTAGGAGTTATGGCTGTCTTAGTAATAATGCCGCCAGGGTATCTCTCGCTCACGGTATTACCTCTGCATCATTTGGCGTACCACCAGCCTTTTTCAGAATATTGATGATACGGGTGTTGTCTTCCAAAGCCATTATCTCATGCGGCTCATCGGGGCGAAAGTCCAGTATTTGACCCGCAACAGCTTCTTTTTCCCAATCATGAGAATAGGCTTTGATCTTGCCACGGGTAACTATGGTGATGTGGATATTGTCTTCTGTATGGATATGCTTAGGCAATATGTCGCCCATCACGGCAAAATCATAGATTGATCCGCGAATATCACCCAAATTGTCTAAAGGCTTAACCGATAACATTTGGTTCTGTGCCTGATTTATTTAATGGATTTTTTTGTTTTTGTTTTTCTCGCTCTGCTTTTTCTTCTTCTGTTAAATTTTTTATACCCCAAACCATAGTCCATTTCCCTTCTGCAAAATTTGGCGGTTTTTCATAACAATATTGCAATTCAATATCTATTTCTGGCGGAGAAATATAATCAACTTCGGCATATGTTTCAGGACAAATAAATTCATCCCCAATATTTGGGTATTCAATTCTTATATCACCTTGATACCTTGGGTATTCTAATGTTGAGAGTTTTATATAAACAGACATAACTCACCTAAAGATTTGTTAGAACTGTGTTATTTGATCCACTGCCAAATGTTATTGAAGTTGTTCCATTATTTGCAGCGGTATCAGATGTCGCGCTCCAAGTGCCTGAGGTTTCTGTATATGTTGCTGTTTGGTCAGTTCCTGTGCCTGCGGCAATTGTATAACTTACAGACCCGCCAACATTTATAGAATAAGTTCCAGTCACAGACCCGCTCATTGGATACTTTATTATAACTTGAGAGGATCTCCCATTCACAACAAGTGGAACTTGAAACACAATACTAGAATTTGTTTCATCTAATATCATGCTCACATAACCACTGGCAAAAGTAAGGCCAGAAAACTTTCTTTGCCATTGCAAAGTTCCAGAAGAATTATACTTTAACAACATTGTATAATAAGAACTTGGCGATAAACTGTAATGCTGACAGCAAACATAAACATCCCCAGATGTTGATGCTTTGATTGCCTGTTGAGATGATACTACATATTGTGATGCGATATTAAACTTTCTTTGCCATTGCAAAGTTCCAGAAGAATTATACTTTACGACGACCGTATATTGCGAACTAGTTTCATAGCCAGCTATGTAATAATTATCTGACGCATCAACATCCATAGATGCATAATTAAAAGTATTTGTAGAAATTTTTGTTAAAGTTTTTGACCAGTTAATTGTAGAGAGATTGGATGTAAGAGACAAAATACTAGGGCTTTGGTTTGAATTTTGATTTATTATTGCGACTGGCGCGTTTGAGCTATTGATAACCATTGCTCTGACAGTTCTGTCTCCAGCATAAGTTCCGCTGACTGGGTAAACAGTGTTTAAAACTGTTCCAGAGCTATTTAGTTTTATAATTGCAGGATATTGCACATAACAACAACAAGCGTTCCTTATAAGCTGACCGCCTATAAATACATTTTGTGATGAATCAACAGCCGTTGCATATGTCTCTCCAGTTGTAGGTGGGCTGTAAAAACCAGTACTCCATTTATATGATTTTGCAATGCTCGTAGAGCTGTATGAAGAGCTTATTTTTACAAACTGCAATCCCGCGCTTGTCGATGAAAAAAGCGCACCATAGTATAAAAAATTGTTTGTTTTGTCGTAAAATATACTGTTGTTTTGTGAAACATCTCCAGAATTTGACGATTGTGTATATTTGTTAACAATAGACCCATTAGGAGAAATAATACTTATATTCGTATATCCAGTTGAACCGTTGTAGTTCAAGGCAACATAATTCCCAGACGCATTTAACGCAATGCCGCCAAAAGAATTGATATCTTGTATGGTTGATTGATATACTACAAGTATCCAACTAATTTCAGGAGCTGGCCAATTTCCAGCCGCCAATGCCTGCATCTGCTGTGGCAAAGTCCAAACACCCGTAGCCGCCGATGTGCTAGTCGTCGGTGCAGTTGCGCTTATCACGCCACCTTTATAGCGCATGCTCATGGGGTTATCCTCAAGAAATTACTTCATATGAGATGCTGTAAGTAATACCACTGGCAGTGCCGCTCGTCACCGTTATCGACGTGCCTTCCATCAGATAGATGGCAGTGGTCTTATCGACAACGATCAGCGAGGCATTGGCCGGAACCGATACTGTCGAGACAATCGGATAAGCTGTGCCGCTAGAGGGAGCCGAACCCTGAGCAACTGCACCGTTGGTGTACAGCGACACCGTGGCGTTGACTGCCGAAGATCCGTTCACATTGGCTGCAACAATCTGATTGATCTTCAGCACCGTTCCACTGGAGGCCGCATTAGGAAGCAGCACCACAGCAGAAGTGCCTGTTGGCGTGTAGTAGGTGGTTGTGCCGATGATGCTGGTGACGGCAGCTATGTTGGGGGAACTCATCTGTATTCTCCTTATAAACCATAGAGCAAGACGAATTTAATCGCCGTTGCGTTTGATACACTACCCGTTGGCCCTGTTGGTCCTGTTGGTCCCGTAGGCCCAGCTACACTCGATGCTGCACCAGTTGGTCCCGTAGGTCCAGTGGGTCCGTTTGTTCCAGCAGTACCAGTAGGTCCAGTCGGGCCAGTCGGGCCTGTCGGGCCTGTCGGGCCGCCAGATCCAGTTGTTCCTGTCGGTCCTGTAGGGCCTGTGGGGCCACCAACGCCAGTGCTTCCTGTGGGTCCAGTGGGACCAGTCGGACCATTAACACCAGCCACGCCTGTCGGACCTGTCGGGCCTGTGGGTCCATCAACACCTGCTGTGCCTGTCGGCCCAGTTGGTCCTGTAGGTCCATTAACACCAGCGGTTCCAGTCGGACCTGTCGGACCTGTAGGACCAGTTAAACCTGCTGATCCTGTTGGTCCGGTTGGGCCTGTCGGACCAAGTTGGGTATACATGACCTGCTGGGCGGTAAAGATGACGCTGGGAATAGCAGGAGAAACAGGCGATGTACCTGCCGGATCGGCTTGGATAGACAAAGTTGTGTCTGTCGTAGCCCAGATCATTTCAATGTAATCGCCAGCGGTCAACGGCAACATGAAATTGACCGTCATCAGGCCATAGCCATTTACACCGCCATGCTTTTGCTGAACGCTCAAACGAGTGTCAGAATCCGGCACATCACCAGTGCTGCCACTGTCATTTTTGCGCAGCCACACATTCACATCATGAATTTGCGTATCTGTGTTAACAAATTGAATGGAGAACGTCAGGCTATAAATGCCTGTGTACGCAAAAGTAACGCGACTGCCAGAGGCAACCGTAATGCCATTATTGGCCAAATCATAGCTGTTAAGCGTGACGGAATAGGCTGTATTCGGTGACGCCGCGACCTGATCTGTCGTATCCCAGAACGAACCCCAATAGCCCAATGCACCACCAGCTCCGGTTGCGCCAGCCGCGCCAGTGGGGCCGGTTGGTCCAGTAAGGCCTGTCGAGCCGGTCGGACCTGTCGGACCTGTCGGACCCGGCACAGTTGAAGACGCGCCTGTCGGACCTGTAGGGCCTGTGGGTCCAGTCGGTCCCGTCAAACCTGTTGAACCTGTAGGGCCTGTAGGGCCGGTGGGGCCGGTGTTGCCCGTAGAGCCTGTTGGTCCTGTCGGACCTGTAGGTCCAGGGACCGTAGAAGAGGCGCCTGTGGGGCCTGTTGGACCAGTGGGACCAGTGGGGCCTGGCACTGTAGAAGACGCACCAGTAGGCCCCGTAGGCCCTGTGGGGCCTGTAGGTCCGGTAGGGCCAGCAACTGTAGAGGCCGCACCTGTTGGCCCTGTAGGGCCAGCGGCGCCTGCTGTACCAGTAGGGCCTGTTGGGCCTTGTGCGCCGCTTGAACCGATCGGGCCTGTTGGACCAGTAGGACCAGTGGGGCCTATGTATTGCAGGAACTGCCCGAAGGTGCCGCGCTTGGTGATGCCATCCTGCACGATGATTGTGCTGTCGGTAGCTGTAGGCGCATTTGCCAGTGGCAACTGCGTAATTTTGGACGGGATAAGGTTTGTGGGGACATTGGGGTTATTGGTCATGGAACTAGATACCCATCCCCTTCATCATTGATAATGAAGAGATCACCGCTCTGAGAGATTGTGCCAAAATCATTGAGATTGATCGGCACATCAGGGCGGGGATAATCAAGAGTGATACGTTCGGTCTGCCTCGGTGCAAGGCGATACGGATCAAGTTGATCACGATCTTCTTTGCACACCCTCAGACCGGGATAATTATTATCAGGCATCAATTCCTCAAGCGACATCTTTCTCTGGCATCTGGCGCATATGCCGATGCCGAAAGTAGATCTGCCTCGAGGATCAAGAAAGACGCTCATCGTGTGTAGGGACTGATGTTAGGGGCGAAGTAGATCGGTGAGTTGTCTCGCTCTTCTGCTTGCGCCAAGGCCAAAGCTTCATCCGCAGTCCCCTTGATGAATGTCAGCAGATTGGGTTGGACGTCAGGCAGCTCCTGAGACAGGCGCCATGCCAATTGCCAAACAATCGCTTCATACCACCTTTGCGGAATATCAAGTGTCTCTGTGAGAGTGCCAACATCCATGATGTGACGTTCACGCCAGATCACAAACTGACTGAACATGGCCTGCTGATTTGTAACAGGCCAGATCCACATACGAGGATTGTCACGTTGACGATCGAGCCAGTATTGCAGAGGCTGGCCACCGAAAGTCTTATTGGGAAGATTGGTGTAGTCGTCGCGGTTCATGCGGGCCAATGGAATTTCCGTTGGCTGGTTTGCAGCATAAAACTCGACGACATCCAGCGTATTGCCGCCGGTCTCGCGCATTCTGAAGTAATTGGTTGGGACAGTGCCGTCGATGTCATACCATTGCCACTTGTTAGCAACGTAGTCTGTCGCGCCGGGCGAAAGCACTGTCTTCCAAGTCAATCCGTCATCAGACGTTTCAAAGACAATGTTGAACGATCCTGTAACGGCCATCATGACGCCGACAGTCGTGATCTGAACAGCATTTTGCGGGTCGAGAGGATCTCCATTGTAAACGATCGTCAAATTGCCATCAGGGCCTGTCTGCGCACATGACGTATCAAGATTGCCGTCGAAAGCAAATTCAGTGATGCCGCCAGGCGTAGAATATTGCGTGATGCCATTCTGCCTGAACATCCACCGATAGTTGGCATTCAGAATGTCAACAGTGCCTTGGGGTAGCTCAATGACATACTGGCCAAGATAAAGCGGTATAATATCCTTCTCGATGCACCAAAGAGGAAAGCCCTGATTGGCAAGTGAGGACAGCAGCAAATACAGGTCATCCTTTGCCATATCGATCTGCTCTGAGCTGATTTGCTCAGGGAGCATGCGACAGCGCCGGAAGGCGTGATCAATCACCTTCCGTGTTTGAAATACTGTCGTCGATACGGTGCCGGAGACTGTCATCAGCACTTATCCATTTTAGCTTTGCCGCCCTTCTTCATGGCCGCAGGAGCCATGTCGGGATTGGCGCGTGTGGCGGCCCGAGCCATTGCAGCACGAATGGCGCCGACGTTAGGCTTAGATCCTGGGCGCATTTGGCCAACACCAACACGGGTGTCAGGGCTTGTGGCTGGGGCAATCATCGGATTTGCAGAAGCAACAGGAACGGCCTTGGCACGTTGCATCATTGCCATGCGTTGCAGGGGAGAAGGAATGCGAGGAGCTGCCATGCCGCCATCGGCATAGCCACCTTTTGCTTTGCCTGTCAGAGCAGCAGGCTTGACCATCTTCTTGATCAGGGCCTTGTCCTCGGCGACGTCTTCATGAGCCATGCCGCCATGAGCCTTCTTCATAGCCTTCTTGCCTTCGCTGAGGGCGATCGCAATGGCTTGCTTAGGGTTCTTGACCATGGGGCCTTTTTTGGAACCAGAATGAAGCTCGCCGGACTTGAACTCGTGCATGACCTTGCCGACCTTCTTCTCCATCTTGGCCTTGCCGCCCTTGGCGTATTGGCTGCTCTCAAGGCGCTTCATGTAATCTGAATCAGTCGGAATGTCTGATCCCGGAACTGTCGAAGGCGCAGGCTTTTTAGGAGCAGCCTTCTTTGGTGTGCCTTGTCCTGGCGACTTGCCGAGGCGCTTCATGTAATCAGGATCCATCGGGATGTTCGAGCCAGGCGCATTGGTGCTACCACCTTCAGCCTTCTTCATCGGACCCTTCTTAGGCAGTCCGACACCGATCATGATCATCATGCCTTTGCCCTTGGGGGCTTTGACATCGCCACCCTTGGCGTACATCTGACCAGTGACCTTTGTGGCGCTCTTGGTATAACCAGCGGCAGAAGGGAACTCAAAGTCTTTCACATAACGGATGGCCATTTTATTTCTCCTTGCGGCGTGCTGCCGCTGCATTATCAACAAGATTCGGATAAGGCCTACCAGCAGCCTTAGCACGCGCTTTGGCGGCAGCCTTTTGCTTCGGCGCCAGTTTTTTACTTTCGCCGCTGAAAGATTTTTCCCAGAAGGGTTCCATCTTCTTTTTCATTAGCAATCCCACTTTCTCAAAGATTTGTTAATGCGGCTGTTAGGATCTCGAGCAGTCTCGGCAGACGTCAGCTTGGCCTTCATACCTTTCATCCGGCTACAAAAAGAGTCCCGCCGCGCAGCCGCAGCAGGACTTTTCTTTGCCTCAGAAGAGCTTACAGGCCTCTTGATGTCATGACCTTGCGCACGAAGAGAGGCGCGGCCCTTCTCATTCAGGCCGCCCTCTGGGTTCTTGCCTTCAGCTCGCGTCCACGCACCACCCGTCTTGTAGACTGGAGTTGCGCCGCCTTTTGCCATGCACCAGCGACCCATGACATCACCCGTAGACTTTGATGCACTCAACGATGATTGAATAGCTGTCGCCAGCACTTGCGCCAATAGTTGTAAACGCAAGGTTGCCAGTCCTGCCAGATCCAGAGTTATCTGGAATGCCGCCAAGATGCTCGCCAAAGTGCATGTAGTAGGTTGTATCTTGCGGTACTACCCAAGCCAGAACGTCAGCAGTGGCATCCCACAAGAGCTGAACAGCCATGCCGGCAGTGCTGCCCCAGATGCGATTAAGCTTCAGACCCGTGCAGGCAACGCCATACGAGTTAGGAGCAAGATTGGCCACGATGATCTTGTTGACGGCAGCTTCACCAGTGCCATCAGAAATATTCGTGAACTTCTGAATGACGAGACGCTCGCCATCAAGAAGAGTTTGTGTTGTAACTGTATCGACCATTTATCCCTCCTAAAAGATGGTGGGCGGGGTCTCCCCCGCCCTGTTCAATTAGGCAGGTGTAACGCCAATTGCGCCGGTCTGCGTGGCATTCGGGCCAGCTTGAACAGCGGTGAGGCCAATTGCAATCACAAGACGACGAGATCCGTTGGCAGCACTTGTGGGAGCAAATGTGCCGCGAACGTCGCCAGTCGTGTTGGTGGCAGGCGATGTTGTATCAGCAGCCACAAACGTGCCAGCATTGTCAGCAACAGCATTGGCCCAGCCTGTACGCAGCAGGTAACCGGCATCGGTGACCTTGTAGGGCAGCCCAAAGACATCGCCAGAGCCAACAGACAGATTGCCTGTAAGAGCAGCCGAGACTGCAACTGCTGTGATTGTCTTGAAGGTCTTGGTGCTGTTAACGGTTGTGGTGCCGGTAAGCGTGATGCGCTGCGTCTGTGTCTGGCCCCAGTAATCAGTGCCTGTCACGGTCACAGTCTGGGTTGTATCGCCAGCATTGGACGAGACAAAAGAAACAATACGGGCCACATCAAGTGTAGCAACACCGCCAGAGGCAGAGGCGCCATTGATTGTAGCATTACCAGCGGCCGCAACAGCCTGAGCTGCGCAGACTGCGGTGGCAGAGAGTGTAGCGGGGACGATGTCGAAGATGTAAACGCGGCCGAGGGGGCCAACACCTGCGAAAACGGTGCCGGGACCAGCCCAGCCTTGAGATTGCGGCCCAGTAGCAGAACCAAGCCAGAGATCGTCTGAATATTGAGGCATGTAAGCTCTCCTCCATGAAAAGTTTGAGCGGATGTATATTCGCACAAAAAGAAAGGGCGGTCCAGTGGACCGCCCCCCGTAATTAAGTCAACTAGACGCCGGGCGTTCCGAACACTCCGCGAGGATCGGTCCAACCGAAGTTGTAACGCTCTGTCGCCTTGAAGCGCATGGAATCGGTTTCGAAGTCACCTTCCATGCTCTTCTCGAGCGGACGACGCATCATCAGCTTCAGACCATCTGGAGCATCAGTCTCAACCCACCAAGCGGTGGTCGAGGTCAGACGCGACAGGTTGGCTTGGCCGCCAGACAAAAGACCCATGGATTTCACTGGGTTAATGTCGTTATTACCAGTGCCGGCACGCAGAACGCTCTTGAGGAGCACTTCAGCTTGGAAGACATTGGAGGGCGAAACAACCAACTTGGTGGGTGTCAAACGGATCTTCTTACCGTTGTTGTCAACGGCCTGACGGATCTGAATGAGGAGCTGCTCGAGCGATGTCTGAGACAAAGCAGCGGCAGTCGCCAATTGGTTCGAGAAAGTGCCGTTGATGATCGGGTGATCAGTTGCAACGAGCGACTTGCCGTCACCACCTGCATACGCACCATTGAAGGCGCGGTTCAGGATGTTGGCGCCCAGCGTTTCCTTTGTTTCGATCAGAGACTGCGCCAAATGCTTGGAGTAGGTCTGACCGATACGGATATGATCACCGTCTTCCACCAAGACTTTTGTCAGGGCGAAGGCGAGACCATACACGCGGTAGAGGTAACGCTGAATGAAGAGCACGCCACCGGACTGGTAGGTAACTGCTGTGCCATCGGGCAGCTCAGGAGCTGCACCAAAGCCGAACAGAACCGGCTCTTCATGGTAATTGCGTGGAATGCCACGCTCTTCACGGAACACCTGCTTCCATTCGTCTGCGCGCTGGTCGTAGACGCCGTCGAAGCACTCATTGAGAATGGGTTCGACAATGGAACGGAAGTCCGTACTACGCATCGGAGTTGCCATAGTGAGGTCTCCCTATCAGAAGGCGTTAATGGTAGCGACATACTGATGCTTGGAGATCTGCACCTGTACGACTGTGTAAGCATCACCAGCAGCATTATCAATGCCGTTAGCAATACCGATGATCCTCATCTGGGCATTACTTGAAGTAGTAATGGTTGCCGTTCCGAGGGTGGCAACTGAGTAACCCAAGCCATTGCTTGAAGCAGCGCTGGCGAAGTTAGCCTGGTTGCCGATGTTGGTCTGAGCGATCGAGCCATCAGCCTGAATTTCGTACACGAGGTACGGGTCCATGCTGTAATAGGCAATGATGTCAGTGGCGCCGGTGTTGGCGGGCCAGCTCGGTGAAATCACCGGACGCTGTGCGCCAGTTGGCAGATACTGGCAGCCTGCAAACGCGCCGACGAAAGCATCGCCAGCGGCAGCAGCTTGAAGTGTGCCATCAGTACCCATTTTTACAGGCTGACCAGTGTAAAGGTCAGCGGCATAACCGGACAAAATCGTACCAGCAAACTCGCGGATTGTACCGGAGGGGCTATATGCTGTACGCAGTCCGAACGGAGCAGAGGTCGAGGACATTCTCGTATCCTTATGCTATTGTTACGGAAATCCGCCTAGTCATCAAAGATGGGTCTGGGCGGGGCTTGGCGTAACTCAGCCATACCTTCTTCCTCGATCAGTCTGGTTTTTGACGCACGGGCATTTGCAGCCATTGAATCGTTGTCACCGACCATACGCTCTTCTTCTCTCAGAGGCGCGTCATGGTGCGTCTCTCTCATATAGCGTTGGTACAGGCGAGATGGCAGCTTGGCCGCGATCATCTCATTGACACCGATACAACCGGCATATTCGCCGGTCTTTAATGATGCATATTCCCACCCAGGGACTTCTTCAGGCTTGATCATCTCGTAGCCGAGACGCATGCGGTTCTGAATGCTGTCGCGTGGGTTTGTAGTCGTCAACCAACAGACGTGGTAACCGGGGATCTGGGGCAGATCTGGTAACGCACTCTGATAGAACGCATTACGGAACATATCCAAACGGTCGTCATCCGAGAGTTCTCGGTTTTCTGTGACAGCGCGATCTTCCATCGCACGGCTTCGACGGGCCGGATCTGGGGTCTTCTTTAAGCGTTCATCACTATCTAGTCTCATCTGCTCGCTCCTTATCAGCGTGCTGCCTTGTTTTCACGATCGTAGGAAGAATAGATCTTAAGCATCTTTTCTCGCCTTTGCGGATCGTCCCAAATGCCAGCGTCCTTGAGTGCCTGCACTCGTTCGGGGCTGACATAAATTTGTCTCTTCCCGGGGGTTATGTCCCGAGAACCTCCAACAGGCGGTCCACGCCTGCCAGCTTTCGGCTCATTATAACTTGCTTCGCCATCTTCATCAAATCGATGAGGAAGACGCTCGGCAAGGCGCCGATTCAATTCCTTCCAGTACCTTTTGCTGGCAGGATCAAAGCCTTCTGCAATCAAGCCGCTGTCGACGGCCTTGGCAACCATGCTGTCGGGATCTGAACCATTGGCGTTGAACCATGAGTTTTCAGATGCCCATTTTGCAGCACGTTGCGCTACCTCAGTGCTATTCATCGGCACTGGGGGTGCGGCAACGGTCTGCTTGGCACGGTTGATCTGCGCAGCCTCAGCAAGGGCACGATCGCGCTGACGAAGCAGCTCAGGAACTCTTGAGCCTTCACCAATCTCAATTGCCTTTGCCAATGCGGCCTCAGTGGCTTGCACAGTGTACAAAGCACGCTGATAATCCTGATCGAGCGAACCTTTCTGAGCAGTAAGTGCATGATCTTCAACGCTTTTAAGGCGTTGTTCGAGCATTTTGTTTTGCTCGATCAACCATTGCATCTCTTCGCGGGTTTTGTCGCGTGCGTACTGCTGCGATCTTTTTCGCGTCTTGCGCTGTTCTCGACGAGCCTCTCGACGATTTCGCTCGTCTTCTGACAGGGTTTCAGAAAGTCGTTCGTCACCATCTTGCTCATCATGATCTTCATGATCATCTTGCGCAGTCTGTGCCGCAGCATTGGGGTCTTCACCCTCAATAATCTCAATTTCTTCGTTCTCTTTTTCGCCGCCCATGATCTATCCTTTCAGATATGTGCTTTGATTTCAAAGGGATCCTCAACATCACCAACGATGCTCAGGTCATCAAAGATTGCAAACTGAACCTTCTGATCCAGATCAGAGTTGCTGTCTTTGAAAGTTCTTTCCCAGCGGATGCCGCCGTATTTGGGGACAAACACATACTGGCCCTTTGTGCACCAAACGCCTTCCGACCATGGTTCGAGCGTATTGCGGTTCTTATAGGCCAATGGGCCTACAGCCAGAACCTTGGCGACACAGGTGTTATCAAGCTCTGTATCTTTTGTGGCTTCAGAGTAAATAATGCCACCCTTACTTTTGGTTCTCGCCCGTCTAATTTGGACAAGAACTCGAGATCCAAATGGCCTGATGCCTGCATTGATCTCGGGGAAGAGGTTTTCTTCCTTATCAGTACTGGACCCATCTTTTACCAACATGACGGCTTGTGCCATGTTCCGTTCCTTCTTCTGCTGCGAGGGCTTCATTTATAATCGCAAGTGCGCGATCCAGCCCTGCATAGTGACCAATCCGGCGACCGTACTCAAAAGGTGAGCCGTCACCGGGCGACTGCATAGTTTCATGCGCTACAAGATTTTTTTCCTCTAGTAGCGCATTTATGATTATTTCCAGCATATCCCCATCCCGTCAAGGAATTACTTCCTTCCTTCAAAGGTTTTTAGTCCAGACTTTGCAGGAGCATCATCTTTGCCTTTGAGGTTCTTCATAATGCCATAGGAGGCGTGCTTGGTGACCATGTCATTCACCATGTTCTTGCTGGCACCGGCAGGCTCGTTATTCACGGGCAGGCCCATAGCCAGACGCTTATGCTGAGAAATGAGTTCGTTATCCATTGTTAACCTCACGGGTTGATGCCATGGCCGGTGGTAAATCTTGCCTTCTGTCCATGTTCGGCCTCAAAGACAGCAAGCTCTTTTGCAGTGTTGTTATCCTCTGCATTCATCTGTGCGCGAGCCTGAATGCCAGCCATCTCAGCCTGAATACGTTCTTGGTCAAGCTGTTGCTGGCGGGCTTCATGGGCTGCTTGGATCTGCAGCTTCTGCGCATCAATCTGGTTTCTGGCCTGATCAACAGCGGCCTTGCGCTGTGTCTCAGCCATGAGGACTTGCGAGGGATCCATAGGCGGCTTGGGCGCCATCTGCTGCATGACCTGCATGGCCTGCATGATGATCGGAGGCAGGCCCTGAAGGCTCTGCTGGATCTCAGGCATATAGCGCTGGCTGGCCATGGCAAGTGTGCGATCAAGCTCTGCTGACAATTCGTGGTCTTCTTGCCCCAAGAAGTTATCCAAAGGCTCGCCCGTGGCTGCACTGGCCTGCTCATAAATATAGAGCGAGTACCAGTAAGCCATATGCTCTTTGACGTGCTGCAGGACGCCAGGAATGAACACAGGCCCGATGAGCGGGTTCATGCCAAAGATCGGCGAGCGCAGATAATCAAGATGGACCTGCAGGTGAGCCAAGTGGTCTTGCATCGGGAAGGCTGCCACAGGGCGACCTAGCGTCAAGGCAAGGTTCTCATTGACCGCATTCAGCTCAATAGGCTCAGGACGTTTGGCAAGCAGGCGTTTGGCAGCATCAGGGATCTTTGTGCGCTCAAGGAATAGCTCTTCAACAGCGCGAGGATTATAAAGGCCTGGGTGCGTATCAGCACGCTGCAGAACCATCTGCATCTGTGCGATGCGCTGCGCCTCGGAGAAGATGTTAGGGTCAGAGACCGGCACAACGTCCATCGGACCTTGGAAGTCCTCGGCCTCACACATCTCCTCGCCCGTCACCTTCTTGATGTACTCATCATCAAGGTGCTTTGCGTTGAGGCGATGCAAGACCTTCAGGAACATCTGCATGGCCGCATGCTGGCGGGCATGGATGGACGAGAAGACCGTCATGCCCTGCTCAAGGAGGGCCATTGTCGTGCCGACAGGCTGCTGAGGAGAGGCCTGCTTGAAGTCTTCAAAGGTCGTGCGAACAACGCCGCGAGCAGCATCAGTCACAAAACCAAGGAGCTGGAACAGGACAGGGCTTGGCGGGTTGAAAGGCACAGCCATGGCGAGCTTGCGCACGTCATCGGCGCCAACGCCGCCCTCGATCTCGGTGACTTGGGTCGGCTCGATGCGGTCTGTCTGACCGCCGCGATTGCCGCCCTTCAGCTTCAGCATGCCAGGGAAATTGTTGATGTGCGCACTATCAAGCAATGCACGCAGCGCACCTGTAGCGGCCGCAGACAGGCTGCCGATCATATGCGGCAGACCGATCGGGTACGCACCACGCCATGGCACGAAGGGGAACTCGATGATGTGGATCAGCTCTTGCTGTTGGTCATCATCTGGATCCCAGTTGCGATAGATCGAAAGCACATTCTGTGAGGTGTGATCGATCGTGACAATGTAGGGCGCCAGACCGAAGTTCTCTTCGAAGTCCAGATAGCAGGCGATTTCGAAGACCTGCCGCGTTCCGTCCTCGTTGTAGGAACTTTGCTCCTTGCCTTCGATCTTGTTGTTGGCCTTTTGAGGCCCTGTCAGATCTGGCTCTTGAGGCGTATCAAGATTGATCTTGCGATACATGCCAGTGCCGATCCGCATCTCGAACTCAAGGCGTGTCAGGGCTTGGGCATGCGTCTTACGCTCTGCGCTGTAGAAGCTTGTGGCGCTGTAGGGCAGATAAACGTCATCGATCGGGATGAACATCGAGACGGGCCGGTTCTTCTGCTCGTCCCAATACAGCTTCATGTATTGAACGCCGCCGAGCGGAACCTGTGTCTCAAGCTGCTCAAGCTCAGACCTAAATTCGATCATCTGCTGTGTGAGCTGCCAATTCATGAACCGCTGCTTGCGCTTGGCCTTGTCGAGCTTCTCCTGCGTTGATTCGCCGGGAATATACTCTTTGACAGGGCCAGACGGCGGGAAGATCTCTTTGATCACGCGGGATGAGTAGTCGACACAAGCCTCTGTGAGCATGGGGTGCACGACTTTAGTCGCACCTTGGAATGATGCACCGCCAGGGGCATCTTCACCAAGACCTGTACGACGAAGGCCTTCCTCATACTGCTTGTCGCGCAGTGAGCGGGCTTCCTTGTCGCGTTCGACAAAGTCTAAAAGCTTCTGGCCGATATCGCCAAGGGTTGAATTATCCATGTCCTCGGCCAGATTGGCATAGAACTCGGCATTCTGAGCAGCAACAGGCTCATCCATGGTGACAACAGCAGAACCGTCATCATTCTCCTCGACGTCAGAGATCTCGTCGTCATTGATTTCGACGGTTTGACCCTGATCTTGGTTCTGATCGTCATCTTCCATGTGATGTCTTTCTTATTCCGTTGTCGTTGTGGTCGTGGTCTGCTCGACAGGCTTGTAGAATACATGCTCAGGGCGTTGGCCATAAGTGTAAAAGGCATCCATCTCAGCCGGTGTAAACCGACGACCCATGCCGGTTGCAGCAGCTTCCTGCTGAAGCTGTTCAAGTGTGGCTGTCTTAGCCTGACCTGCGGTTGTTGTCGCGCCGCTCTGGGTGGTTGAAGTGTTTTGCCCAACCACATATGGGCCACCGTTACCTCCGCCTCCGCCTCCGCTTATTACAACAGGATGCAGCTTCTTGTACTCATCCGTATTTTTTAACGCAGCAACAATATCTGCCAATGTCGCGCTTGTGCCCAGCCTGCCAACCCAATTAGCAATGCCGGCAGGATCGGCACCATGGCCCAAGAGGCTTTGATATGTATCTTGGATTTGTTTAACCTTTACGCCTTCTGGGGAAGATGTGAAGATCTTATCAAGGTCTGATTGCGTTACTGCACCACTTTGAAGTTGTTGGTTCCAATACAGCGCCCCAGGTTGATCTGGAGCACGATAGAGGTTTTTTTGGTAAGTAGCATTTAACAGATCCATGTTGGCCTTAACGGCAGGATCTATGTAGTTTGAGCCGATGCCTGTCGGGCCGCCGGTCAAAGAGCCAATATCAAATTTCAAGCCTTCAGGCGTATTTGAAAAAGCTTGACCAAGTTTGCTTATCGGCATCACACCTGTCTGACCTTGGCCAACCCAATAATTAAATCCAGCTTGATCAGGGTCTCGCCCAAGCTCGCCTTTATACGCAGCATTAACTGCATTGATGATATCGGGGTCATAAACTTGACCAGTTTGAGCATGCAAAACGCCTTCTGGCGAAGCAGCAAATATCGCATCTATCTGATCTGGCGTGATTTGCCCCGATTGTATTTGCTGTGACCAATATGCAAGACCTGACGGGTCAGCAGCGCGGCCGAAGTCGGCTTGATATTTTGCTTGCAAAATGTCGGTTAGGCTTGGCGCACCAACTTCTGTTCCATATCCACCTGTAACTTGCTGTGGCGACGTGCCTTGAGGCATAGTGGTATTATAATTAGTCATGACTGGATTTATTGGCTGCTCCGGCGATATACCTTGAGGCTGTTGCTGTTGTTGAAAGAGCTGTTGCAAATATGCATCTAAAGCAGATGTATCTGTGGGTGCTACTGAACCATCATCATCCATAGCCATGCTAATCTCCTGTCAGCCTCTGTAACGTGAGAGAGGCCCGATCCCGAGCGAGTAAGCCAAGTTCGGGTTTTGCGATACCTGCGATTGTATAGGACTTGCGTTCACATTGCGATAGGCAGAGAGCGGGCCAACCCCAGAAAGGCTTGGGGCCGAAGCGGCGGGAGCTGGCGCCAATGGCGAAGCAACCTGATTGTCAAAGCCTGCCATGCGATACCCAGGCAGACCCGGAGGCACAGCAATGTTGCCGACCGGACCTTGGCCATCGGTGTAAGCCGTGATCGGGAAGGACTGATCATAGGATGTCTGCTGCAGCGGCTGCTTGTAGGAGACCTGCCCGCCCTCAGCCAGTCTAAGGCCCTCGGGATTATATCCTGCGTAATAACTCGGGATGATCGGATTTCTGGCTCGTCCCCATGTCGATGCTGTGACAGTCTTGGTTGTCGGTTTTTTAATGGTTGTGCCATCCCCCGTACCAGTGCCGGTTGTTGTGGTGCCACCACCACCAGTACCACCGCCACCACCGCCTGTGCCACCACCACCAGTACCACCGCCACCACCGCCTGTGCCACCACCGCCTGTGCCGCCACCACCGCCTGTGCCTGTTCCTGCACCAGTTCCTGTTCCCGTGCCAGTTCCTGTACCAGTTCCTGTTCCCGTGCCAGTTCCTGTACCAGTTCCTGTTCCCGTGCCAGTTCCTGTTCCGCCACCAGTGCCACCACCAATGCCGCCAGTGCCACCGCCGACAACGGCGCCTGTAGTGCCACCACCTGTGCCCTCGGTGCCGCCGCCAACACCGCCTGTTGTCGCTCCGCCAGTCGTCGTGCCGCCAGTCGTCGCGCCGCCAGTTGTGGCGCCGCCTGTTGTCGCTCCGCCGGCATCAGCAACCTTTAGGGTGTTGATCTGCTTGCCCATGGCAGCGAGATATGGGTCAAAGGTGTAGAACGCATGATTGCCGATCGTGGCAACCTTTGTATACCCGTTTGCCTTTGCCCAAGAAGGAGATGCAAGGTTCGGGTTGAAATAGAAAGCTGCGCCATTTGTCGGATCGGCAACCTTTCCTGAGATAACATCAAGAGCGGTCTGCACGGCCTGCTGCCAGTTCTTTGTGTTCATTGCCTCGTCGGCCGCAACACCTTGTCTGATTGTGCCTCGAGGGTCACCGGCATCATTCATCCACGAATATTGATAAGGTGCCGTGACCTGCGCTGCGATAGATCCTCTCATGCTGGCGTCGGGTACGCCAACACCGGCATTGGCAGCAGCACGATTGAGCGCACTGTAAGCTGCCGCAATCTGACCCTGCGTGCTTTCGCCTCTAGCCTCGCCAAGAATAGTGCGGGCCAGAGCCAGAGCATCAGCATAGGTCTGTGGCGTCACACCCTTGGCTGTGGGGATCTGGGCGCTTAACTGCTCGTCGGTGTAATCCTTGCCCGAGAAGTTGTTTTTGTTGGCAGCCTGAAGAATTGCCGCAATTGATGCTGACAAAGCATTAGCGGCGGCACCAGCCTCTTGCGTTTTGTCAGTTTCTTTGGTCGGTTGCGGCGGAGCTTCTGCAATCTTTTCCTCAACGGCAGGAGCTGCACCACCAGTGGGCTTACCTCCACCACCTGCAATTAACTCGTCAGGCTGGATGACTGGCGTAACTTTCTCTTCAGGCTTTGGTTCAGGCTCTGGCTCAGGCTCTGGTGCAAGCTCTTGCTTCTCAGGTTCTGCTGGAGGAGCTGGGGGAGCAACTGGCTGCTCTTGCACAATCTGAAGATCAATAGGCGCTTGGTAACCGGCAACGGGGCCAAATACAGTTTGCGTGCCTTTAATGTCTTCTGGGTTCACTGTTAAGTTTGGCGCAATCTCAACCGTCTTGGTGCCTTGGCTTCGCTCAAGAGCGTCTTGAGCTTGCAGCGCTAAAGCTTCTGGAAGGCTCATTACGCCAGCGGCAACCTGATTTGCGTAGAACGGATCAATTAAGGCGTCAGACGTAAACATTGCCGACGAAGGGCCAAATGTGGTGCCAAGTAGTGGCGCTTCATCTTCCTTATCAATAGCACCCGTAAGGCCAAAGCCTCCAGGCCCGACAAGGGAGCTTTGGCCAAGATCAAGATTACTACCAACAACACCGCTGATGCCGAAGTCTCCTGATGTTGTGGGGCCTAGAGCGGCCGCGACATCAGCAGCAGTGCTTGGGCCGAACCCAACGCCCTGCGAAATACCTTGAGCCCCGAAGTCGCCAAAACCTGGCGTGCTCAAAGCACTGTCGGGGCTGTAAGTCGTGTCAGTCAAAACACCTGTCGGGCCAGATAACCCAAACTCACCGATCGTGCTGCCCGGCGCAGAAGGACCTGCTGCAGGACCACCAAGGGCATCATCGAGCGACCCGAGAACGCCGCCCTGCAGCTCGCCTGGCGTCTCGGTGCCAGCACCTTGAGTTGCATCCCAGTCAGTAACAGCATCGCTTGGCGCGGCCGCTGGACCGCTCTCTACAAACTCACTGCCTGCGCCCTGATAGTCTGTGGCGGCTGTCCCAGCGTCTTCATACCCGCCATCACCGTCATCGACACCGCCGCTGCCGTCAGTCCCGTCGCCAGTACCGTCCCCGCCATCATCGCCACCACCCTCGTCATCGAACGACAGAAGGCCGGTGCGGGGATTGATCTTGCCCGAGCCACCTAAAGACTTCAGGACGGCAGCCTCGTGAGGCGTGATCTGCGCGATCAGCTTATCCTTGTTGATACCTAGGCTGGCCAGCTTCTTGAGCAGGGCCTGCACCTCTCGAGGGCTGTACTCACGCCCTCCAGCCTGAATGGGGGCGGACGGCGCCTTCACGGCACCGCCATCGGCAAAATAGGCGTCAGCATCAAAACGCATGGCTCAGTTCCTCAATTCCTCAAGGATTACCATAAATCACGCGATCCCGTAAGTGACGACGAAGCTCGCTGGTATACTTCTTGGCAGCAGTGTGCTTCATCGCCCCGTGAAGGGTGATCAGGAACTTCTCAGTGGCCGGATTGACCTTATGGTGAAGCTGCGGGTCGGTCAGGACGTTGTGAGCATATTGAGCCGCACGGTCATTCGGGATGCCCATCATCTTGATCAAATGGGTCATGGCAGGCTTCTGCAAGCCATGCTCCTTTGCCGTCTTTCTGATGTCGCCAACGAGGGCTATGTGCGATGAAGGGTGGCCGACAGATGGCTTGCGGGCCTCAACCTTGCCACCTTCTGCATAAGCCGACTGCCCCTTCATGATGGCTTCGCGCATCTTTGGGGTGATGGTGAGGGAGGGGGCGGCGATGGAATGGCGCACAGAACCAATCAATGCGCGTTTTTCTGCATCCGGCAGCGCATTAATTTGTTCAATAGACATATTCAATTCGCTAGCAATATCAGATGCTGATTTATTGCGACCTTCGACAGGCAACCGCCCCATCTCAACCTTCGCCTCTGGATCCAGCTTCTTCACCAGCTTGCTCAACTGGTTTGGCACGATCTTGTCGTAATAGCCCTTCATGCCTTCGCCGCCAAACACAAGATCAGGAGCTTCAAGCGAATGAATACCGTTTAATTTGTTTGGTTCTTGCGCAAGAAGTTTTTCAGCAGCTTCTTTACCAATTATCTCAGGCAAATCTTTTGGTTCTACATCCCCAGGATGTTCAGTCCAACCTTGCCCTCCTCTTCCCTTTTGAACATAGCTCAAAGTTTTTTCTTCTGGATCGTAAGCTATGCGATCAACATGTGTACTCAAATCATACCGCTTCGCCTGCTCAACACCCGGCGTCCAGACGAGCTTATCATACCCGCCTTCAGCAGCTTCTTTGAGCGCACGTTTCAAAGCAAGGTCGGTCCATGCCTGCGTGTTGGTGACATAGGGGGCGGGGGGCGGCGCTTTCAGCCGACGATCACCAGTAGCATTCAAAGCATCCAATTCAGTTTGCTGGGCAGGCGTTCTGCGGATTTGAGGGATGTTTATCAGTTCACGGAAACGAGCAGTTTCATCAGCACTTAAACCGGCAGGCTCACCGGGATGCTTGAACCCCTCTTTCTTCCCCTGCTGCCCCCAATCGGACTGTATCTCCTCGACATGCAGGATCTTCTCACCGTTCGGGCCGGTGCGGTCTGACATGCGCAGGTGGGCTATAGTGTTAGGCGCGTCTGGCCAGTGGCTGGACTCAAATAGCGGCTTGTTGGCAATTTTTTCAAAATTTCTAACACTTGATTTTGCGTAATCTGCCTCTTGTCTAAGGGCCTCAAATTCTGCGTTAGATAATTTTGAAGTCCCCTCAAGCGTAGCAAGAAGCTCATCATCATATGCCTTTTGTGCTTTTTTTGCCCTATCAGCTAGCATCATCATTTTTTCGGAAGTTTCTTTTGATGCGCCCGCATTCTTGGGTAATGTCAATCGAACCTCGCGGTAGTTCTCGCCGCCGGGTAGGGTGTATTGGCTGAATTTGGTGGGGTTGGCCGCCATAGTTCTGCCAAGGCTTTCTTGATCACGCACATATTTGTACGCATCAGCAAGTTCTTTAATTATGCCTTGATATTCAGCAGGATAGAAATCTGGGTTATATGTTCCTCTGGCAATAGGCGTATGCTCTGTAATTCCAAGGTCGTATAGTTCGTTTGAAAGACGATCAATTTTTTCCCAAGTTTTTTGCAAATCTTTATTAGGCGCACCCAACACCGTCTCTTCAACCTGCGGCATCTTTTCATTGAAGTGCTGCGCAACTTCGTCTTTGGTCACAGACTTTTGACCAGCAAATGCTTCATCAAAACCTTCAAGCTCTGCATCCTTCACGCCTGCTTTTTTCAGCATAGACTTGATTTGCTCTGGCGATCCTTTTGCTTGCGGCAACTCGGAAGCGACTTCAGCCGCATGGCTGTAGAACCCAAGAGGTGATAGTTCACGGCGCACAGGCCCAGCTCCAAGCACAACACCAGCACCGCCAACAGGCGCAGCGATGCCGCCAGTCAGACCTGCGCCAGCAGCCGACAACACTTTTTCAACATCTTCTGGATTGTTGTAGTCAGGCGACTTACCTTCCTCAATCGCTTGCTTCGTCAACTCAGAACCAGCCATCAGACCTTTGACAACCTCGGCAGCTGCCTTGGTTCCAACAGCCTGGCCAATCGGCAAACCAGCAGGAGGTAATGCCTGATCGCTTTCGCCAAACAGTAACGCCTTGCGTGGATCCATCACTGCTTGCTTGCGTGCTGTCAGATCAATCTCACCACCATCAGCCTTCTTGATCGGCATAGTGTGGCGGCCGTTCTTCATCCAGTCTTTCAGCTCGTGCTTGCCCATCTCGACGATCGAATGAACCCGCTTGTGGCCAAGACCATCAGCAAACGAATGCACATAGTCATGCAGGGCGTGCTTGCGATCTTTATAGCCAAGCATGACCTTGTGCTCGTTGAAGCGCTTTGAGTGGGGGTGCTGCTGATTGATCACAAAGACCTTGTCGCTGTCCTTATGAGGACCGACATAGGTGTCGACGTCCATCTTGTCCGCGTCCTTCGCAGAGCCGACGATATAGCCATAGTCCGCAGCCATCTTGGCTGGGCCGCTGTCCTCTCGCACCCTTGTCGAGCCTTTGGGGTTCTCGATCGACACCGGCAGACCTGCGACACGCTCGTGCTGCTTGGGATAGTTGCCAGCCTCACGCTGGGCCGGTGAGACATTGGCGGGGCCGCCTGCGGCAAAATATCTGTCGGCATCAAAGTGCATAAGGGTTTCCCTCGACGTCTAGGGTAGGCCTTGGAGCCTCTGGCTCAGGGCGTGTGACCCTGATCATATCACGGTCTGCGATATAACGCAGCCCCTGCACGGCAGCATCCATCAGGTCATCGTGGTCGATCGACCCTTCACCCGAGAACGTGCAGAGTTGCTCGATCATCGGCTGCGCCCAGCTCTTTGGGTTGCCGAGCTGCTTGTCGCTCTCGACCACCCACACGCGGCCAGCAGCAAATAGGGGCGAGATGGCATGCAGGCGATCAAGCTTCTTGGCTCGGCCTGGGTTGTATGGCGCCGACAGGATGCCTTCTCGAGCCAGAGCTTGGCGCAGGCTGATGCCAGATCCCTTGTCTTCGATCAGCAGCACGTCAGGCTTGCGGCCGGTGTTCTCCATGTACGAAGGCCCGATCACCGGCTTGAAAAGTGATCGCTCTTGCGGGGCGTAGACCGCTTGCAGCTCGCTTTTGGTGCGCTTGATCAGGTCTGGGAACCCGAGCCGATCTTGCCAGCAGTCGAGCAGGATGACGTCCCTGCGGCCGACCTTCGGGCTGAAGACGCCCCACACCACGCAGGCGGAATAGTCGGGGTCTCCCTTGACCGTCGAGCCGGTGGCCTCGGTGAAGGCGGTGTCGAGCGACATCACGATGAACTCAAGCTCGGGCAGCTCCCGATCATGCGGCCAAAGCTTGATCTGAGACTTTCGGATGATGCCCATTTCCTCGGGGTTGATCACCTCGGCATAGATTTCCTGCCGGCCGATCGTCGTGCCCTCATAGCGCAGGATCTGATCGCGGAAGTTTGGGGCGAG